TTGTGCGGGTTGCCGGGGCGGACGCGCACGTCGTACTGGAACAGGCGCCCCCCGATGTAGTAGCGGGTGGGCTTGTGGTAGTAGGAGTCTTCGGTTCCCCCGGTGATGTACGGCTCGCCGCCGTACTGAGGGTCCGACGTCGGGTTGCCCCAGGCCCAGCCGAGCGGGTAGGCGTCGGTGGTCGTTGTGAGGTAGTAGTCCCCGGTGTACAGGCCGGACTGGTAGATGTCCATGCGCCAGCCGCCGTCGACCCGCGTGAGGAAGGGGTTGGCGGTGATGTTGACGTCGGTCGGGTTGTCGATGACCGGGTTGTTCCCGTGGGCTTCGGACCATGCGGGGCGCCCGCCGACTCCGGCGAGGAGGGTGTCCGCCTCGTAGTAGCCGATGCGCTCGTTTCCGTCGTCGAGGCTGGAGGCGTTGATCCAACAGTGCCAGGTGCCGTCGTCCAGGCGGACGAAGTTGGGCTCCCAGATGTGCTTCCCGTTCCAGTCGCCGGCTGCGAGTGTCGGCGAGATGACAGCCCCACGCCGGGTCCAGAGTGCGGGATTGTCGAAGGCGGCGAGGATGTCGGGGGTGGTGGCGAGGCAGAGCTTTAGCCTGTCGCCGGGCTGGTTCTCGTAGCCGATGGACACCAGTCCGATGTAGAACATGCACCACAGGGACTCGACGGGATCGTAGGCCACGACCGGACCGGTGACGCCAACCTCGTCGGGGGCGCCCGGGGTTCCCGAGCCCGCGAACACCTGGCCCGCCTTCTCCCAGGTGATGCCGTCGTCGGACCAGGCGAGGCCGACTGACGCGACCTCCCCCGAACCGTCGTCGCCGTACCCGGTGTAGAGGCCGCACAGGCGGTCGACGCCGGGGATGCCTCGGATGATCTGTAGGGCTTCGACGCGCCTGCCATCGAAGGCAGTGGTGGAGTCGCTGACGGTGATGACCACTCCGAGCTTCTGGAGGGCGTTGCCCTTGGCGCGAGCGGCGACCATCTGCGCGTCTATCGTGGCCGTCAGCTCCTCGACGACCGCCAGCCTGTACCAGTTCATGGGGTCTACGCCCACAGTGTCGACGGAACGGAAGGTCGTTCGGAACATCTGACCGCCGTTGACGTCCCCCCGGCGCACGCGGAACAAGGCACCGGCCAGGAGCCTTGGATCGAAGTAGTCTTCGCGCGGCCAGAGTCCCGCGGTCACCCGGTAGACGCCATTCTCAGCGGGGTTCGCCTGATCCTTCACCAGCACGAGGCCGGTCTGGGTATTTACAGCGACTCCGTCGATGTTCTGGTAGCCATACAACGTAATGGCTTCCGTGGTAGCCACGTCGACCGGGGGCGGCTCGGTGAAGTCAGGGTGGCCCGGAGGGGTCTTCCACGTCGCATCGTCAGCAAGAAACTTCGTGCCATCCCAGGCCGCGCCGGGGGCTATCTCCCAGATGGGGTAGACACCCGGGATGCCGTCGTAGTTGTACCCGAGGTAGTTAGAGCGGTAGTCCTCAGAGGGATTGGAGTGGCTGCCGATGTTCTCGTAGTTCAGATCAGACGTGGACGCGAGGTCCACGCCGCCAACCTTGGGGGTGCCGGTGAAGTTCGGCGAGTGGATCGGGGCCTTGAGCTTCAGCTCCTGCGCAATGCGAGTGGCCAATGCGCTCACGCGCGACGCGAGACTCATTCAGGGCCCTCCTCAGACCAGGCCGGCGTTGAACGTCGCCACGAAGTCCGTCTCCGGGTCACCGATCTCTGTCGTCGAGTACACGCCGAGGGTGCCGCGGGCGGTGGCTGCATCGGCGTCGTCCAGCAGGGTACGGGCGAACGACGTCAGGTCGGCCAGAGCCCAGGTGCCGGCGCCCGTGGCGTACAGCAGCTTGTTGGCCGCCGATGTCAGGTTCGCGATCGCGGTGAGGTCGGCGTCGAGTGGCTGCTTCCCGGCCAGCGAGGTCGTGACGGTCGACGCGAAGTTGGCGTCGTCACCGAGAGCCGCAGCGAGCTCGTCGAGCGTGTCCAGGGCTGCCGGCGCCGAGTTGAGGATCTGCGCCTTCACGGCGTCGGTCGCGGCCTTCACCCCGGCCGCGGTCACGGCTCGGGTGGAGTCGGTGCCCGTGGTGACCTCGCCCGGGGTGGCGAGCTCCACGATGCCGGCCACGGTCTCGGAGGCGGCGCCGAGTAGGCCCATCAGGGCGGCCTGGTTCGCGAGGGTCAGGAACGCGCGCCCGTAGGCGGTGGTGGTCAGCGAGGCGATCGCCGTCAGGTCAGCGTCGGAAGGCTGAAAGTGGGTGCTGCCGAGCACGTTGACGAACTGGGTGCCGTCGTGGCGCAGTACGTGGCCGGTCGCTGGCGTGGTGACGACGACATCGCTCAGCTGGTCGAGCGAGGAGGCGCCGCCGGCCTGAGCAGCCTCGTTGATAGCCGCAACGAGGCTGCTCTTGTCGGTCGTGTTCAGGCCAGCGAGGTTGCCGGTCCCTGACCCACTGATCAGCGTACGGATGGCCTTGAACTCAGTAGCAATCCGAGTGAAAGCGTTCTGCAGATTGGTCGCGAGGCTCATCAGAGCAGTCCATTCTCAAAGATCAACATCATGTCGGGCAGGTCATCCACGCTTCCCGGTGGGCCAGGTGGCCCTTCTGGTCCCGGGGTGCCTGCCGGGCCTGGCACCTCGATCTCCACGGTCTCCGTCGTGCTCTCGTGGTGAACTTCGACCACAACGACCTGGGGGTCGTGGTGGATCTCTACCGTCGCGGTCATGGCCTCACCGTCGCACTGGCGTCGAGAGTTACCGGCCCCTGCACGAGCACGATCCCATCCTCCGGGGCGCCAGTCGGCCAGATGGTGAGGTCCCAGGCAGCCTTCTGGGCCGCCCTCTCGATGTTGGCAGTAACCGTTGCGGGGATGTCGAGCAATAGCCTCGTGGGGTCGGCGGGGTCGAGTGTCAGGTAGGGCTGCAGGTCGAGGATGAGCTCAGCGTCCCGACTCTCTCGCTGCCGAGCCTGGCCCGCCCAGCTGTAGGCGCTCAGATCACGCGCCACGCCTTCCACGCGGTAGCGGAAGCCGCGCCGGTAGCGCTCGTTCTGCACCAGATCCAAGCTGTAGTCCGCCATGACTCCTACTTCGGCCCTCGCCGAAGGGCGCCCCATCGCACCTGAACGGACGTTGTCGCAACCCAGCCGCTCCGAAAGGTCTGGACGTCGGCGCCATCATGGTGCACATGAAGGTTGGCGATCGAGTGATGCTCCGGGGCAATCCCGAGACCGTGTTGGGCGACGTGAACGGCACCTCCATGGACAGCCCTCACTGGCGTCGCTGGCTCGCCGGCGTGGCGGGGTCGATCGGCACGGTGAGGGTGCTGCCGGCCGACGGATCGAGCCTCGCGACCGTCGCGCTGGAGGACGACGTGGTCGGCTGGCACGTCGACGACCTGCAGCTCGTGACTCCCATGCCTGACCCGGCCAACCGCGAGGCGCTGGAGCGGTGGCTCGCGAGCACCTGATGCTGGCGGCCCTGCCGATCGTGGCGGGGCTCGGACTGGCGTCGTACGCACGCATGCGGCGACTGCTCGACATGCCCGAGGGCTGGGGGCAGCGGATGCGCTGGCGCATCGTCCGGCCGGCGTTCCGGGCGACCGGAGTGTGGCTGCTCTCCATCGGCGGCTTCGTCGCGCTCGCCGACCCCTCGATGGTCGCCTCCTGGCTCGGGCCAGCGGGGCTCGGCGCGCTCATGGCACGCTGGCCGGCGATGTTCGCCCCCGACTTCATCTTCCTCTCGCCGGCCGACCATGAGGACCCCATCGGGCCCCAGCGCCCCGGCGGCATGTACCGCCACCCGATCGGCCCCGAGCTCCCCTACCCCGACCTGCGCAGCCGGGAGAGCACCGAGCGCTGGCTCGACGAGGACTGACGGCGCGCGTCCCGAAAGGTCTGGACGACGCCAGGATGATGGGCTTCATGAAGGTGATCGTGGCGGTGACGCACCAGGCAGCGAGGGACTTCGCGCGCGCCAGGGGCTTCGGACCCCGAGACTGGATCTACGCCACCGCGCCGGGCGCCCCGCTGCGGGGGCGGATCCTCGGGACCGGCGACCACATCTTCGTGCTGCCGGGCGCCGAGACGCGCGCCGACTACAAGCAGATCGAGGCCGAGATCATCGCGGCCAGCGCCTTGGGCGACGGGGGTCACGTCTTCGAGTACGTGCACGACTGGGGCCGCCGGGCAGCTGACCCGGCCCCGGACCTCTCAGACCGCGACGCGGTCGAGAAGTGGCTCGCCAGCTGACCAGCGGATCACCGTCGGCCGCGTGGTGACGTCCTTGTTGCGGTTCGGCATCACGGCGAGGTGCTCGTGCGGCCGGCCACCGCGGTGCCAGCACTGGAGGCCCGACGGATGCCGAGCCTCGCAGACGTAGGGCCTCATGCCTGGTCGACGCGGCTGATCCAGTAGTGCGGCCCGAGCTGGGCACTACCGGAGTCCACGAGTTCGATCGCGATCATGCTCGCGACTTCGACCGTGATCCCGGCGTGCACCAGCTTCGCCATCTCCATGACGACCGACACCTGGCCCTCGTCGTAGTGACGCAGGTAGCCCGAGCCGATGTGCACGTCCCGCTCGAAGCCCGGGATGTAGCCCTTCCGCGTCCAGTGATCGAGCTGGCGGTAGGAGATCCGGGCGCGCTGGGCCAGCTCGGTGCTGCTGACCAGATCGGCAGTGGACTCGGCGGCGTCGTTCGTCGTCATGAACTACATGATGGTGCTTCCGGGCGCTACGCGCGCCCCCCACTCGCCGCTGGTCTGGACCACCAGTCGGTTTCCAGCCAGGCGTCGACCGCATCCGAGTCCCCCAGATCCGGCAGCACCTCGTCGATCAGGCGTGCCAACGGTCGGGTACGCCGGCTCATGATCGTGATGTAGAGCGCGCGGTCGCGCTCGCTGTGGCCAGGGTCGAATCCGGGCAGGATGTGCAGCTCGTCGCTCGCCTCGAAGTCGTACGGCAGCATCGCAGCGTCGGAGAGCACGATGGCGCTCAACTCGGCTCTGGAGCGCATGTGAACGGGGAGACTTGCGAAGGGGAACAGCCCCTCGGAGTTGCAGTAGGAGATGCCCTGCGCGATCCCCCGCGCGCAGACGTAGATCACGAAGCCAGCCACCTCTCCACTGCTTCGCGGTCGCTCATGTCCGGCCGGTGCGGTTCGTGGAGTCCGGTCCGGCTCTGCGGGCAGTTCGAGGCGCAGGTGCCCAGCACCCACCAGGTGCCGCTGCCCTCCTCGATGGGCCGCTCGCAGTAGATGCAAACGTCGTCCATCTCCCCATGATGCGCCGGCCGTCAAGACCCTCTAGGCGGGAACGGGCGTTGTCAGATCCGCCTGGGTCTGGGCGCACGCCGGACAGCCCTCGACGAAGCCGAAGGTCAGGTGGCTGTGCAGCAGATCGGACACCCCTCCAGTGTCGACCCGACGTCAACCGGTTTCAGCGCGCGAAGATCCGGCGCACACCGTCATCGACATACCCAATGACGGGCGCCGGCGCGTCGAGGTACAGCGCAGCATGGCTCGATCGAACATAGCCCCCAGCCACGTCGTCGTAGACCTCGGAGACGCCGGTCGCGACGACCCCGATCGCACCCTCGCTCACTGGCACCCATGACGCCCAGTTGATCTCGTAGATGGGGAGCAGGAAGTCAGAGAGGATGGTCTCGTCGGCGGTGACGTAGGCGACCTTGCAGGTCTCCCAGTCACTAGCCTCCAGCGAGGCCGAGTCGATCGCGACGATGCCGTACGGGCTGGCCACTCGTCGGCTCTCCAGTCCGGAAGTCCAGGGCACGATCACAGTGCCACCGAACCGCTCAATCAGGTCTTCGGGAGGGTTGAAGGCCACAATCGAAGGATCAGTGCGATTGTCCACGAAGGGAACCCACTGCTCCGACGGCACGGGGCCGGTGAGCTCCCAGGTGCCATCGGTCACGTCGACCTTCCAGTCGCCGTTATCCCCCCAGCGCACCGCATGCAAATGATCGCCCGACTGGGCCAGGTACTCGTCGTGAGTGAAGAAATCGACCGCGTAGCTGCGCTCGGCAATCAAGGTCGGCGTGGCATCCAGCTCGGCGAGCGTACCGACGCGCTTGATCTGCTCAACCTGCAGGGCCCCGTTTCCATAGCGCTGATAGACGAAGCCGTCGTTCATGGGGATGTACTGGTTGCCGCCGCCGAATGCATCCCCTTCTGACCAGCCGAAGGTGAGGTCCGAGTTGATGGTGACAGTGAACATCTGGAGCCGCCTAGGAGACGTCGTGGTCGATGTTGACGAGCATTCCGTCGGGGGTGACGTAGATGTGAAAGCGGGCGCCCAGAAGCTCCTGGGCCTCCAGCAGCATCACCGGGTCTCCCGCGGACACCAACTCGGCCCCGTCGACCTGCATTGGTCGCGCCCACAGCTGAGCCGTGTCAGCGGGGTCGCCGTCGATCTCTCGAACCCAGACGGCAGCGAAGTTGTCTGGCGCGAAGGCCACAAACCAGCAGAAGTAGCCCCCGCCGTGAACGACGTGATCTTCAGGGATCTCGATCTGCCCCGACGCGACCCATGTACCCATGGACGGTACTTCGGCCCTCAGGCGTCGAGCCACGCCTCCACGGTGACCCGATCTCGAAGATCGAGGGGCTGGTGCGGTCGAAGTCGCTGGCCGGCGCGAGCTCGGCATCGCGACGAGTAGCGCGACATCCGCCCGATGCCGTTGGAGGGGCGGAAGTCCCCGAGGTGCACCAGCCAGCCGCGGATCAGGTCGTGGACGATGGGCTGCTCGCAGTACGCGCAGATCCGCACCTGATCGTCACGCATCCAGCCACTCCTCCACGGCGGTCGAGTCCTGCAGGTCCGGGAGCTCGACCGGGTAGTGCCGTCGTACGGCGACATTCGGACGGGCTGGCAGGCGCGGTCGCTCCGGGTCGCGGCACAGGCCCTCGCCGTTCGACGCATCGAAGTAGGCCCACTCGGTCACGCCTTCGAGAGTCTGCGTCTGGGCGGCGCGGCCGATCGTCCGGCCACACCTCCCGCAGACGCTGCGCCAGTCAGTCATCGAGGAACTCCTCGGCGCCGGCGCGCGTGCTCAGGTCGAGCGTCTTCAGGTGGGTGGCGCGGATCGTGAACGCAGCCTCGAAGGTCGAGTGGCCGCGGGCGACGTTGGCCTTCAGTCCGTCAGGGCCCACCGCGCAGACGAAGACCACCTCGCCCTGCTGGAGATCGGGGTGGCCGTGGTGGTCGACGACGACCGGCTGGCCGACCCGGAGCCTAGGCATCGAGGAACTCCTCTGCCCCCCGGCGACTAGACAGGTCCACCGGCCTCAGGTCCGCCACCTTGGCCATCAGCGAGGTCGCGGATCCAAGGCGGAGGTGCGCCATCTCGAAGTCGGTGATGTGGGTGATGGTCCCCACCTTCACCCGTCCCGACGGGGTGTCGTAGTAGACGAGCAGTCCAGGCCTAAGCATCGAGGAACGCCTCCGCTCCGGCCCGGGTGGACAGGTCGAGCGTCCGGACCCGCGGGAAGGGGATCATGCAGGAGTAGCCGCCGTGCTCGATCTCGACGAGCGTGAGGTTGGCTCGCCTCTCGAAGCCGACGATCGCGCCGACGAGCACCGTGGTGCCCTTGGGGGCGATCTCCGCCTCCGCGGGCGAGAGGGGCGCCACCATCACTCGCTGGGCGAGTCGGAGGATCCGGCGTCCGTCGCCGGACTCGCTGATCACGGGTGGGCCTCGGTGCAGGTCTCGTCGCCGCACCCGGCGAGCCGCCGGGCCTCCCGGTAGCGGGCAGCCCGGAGGGCGTAGGCCAGCGCGCGCTCGGCGCGACGACCGGTCAGCCGCTCCTGGCAGTGGGCGCAGACCGCCCACCAGACCGGGCCGCCGAGGAACGGGTCGCCGCCGGTCGGGTCGTAGAACCGGATCACCGGCCGGCGGAGCTTGCAGGCGAGGAGGTGCAGCAGCGGGGTGTGGTTCACCGGTCCAGAATCACACGGCTGTGGGTCCGGAAGCAACGTCTTACGCGATATACGGTGTATCTTACGTTTATGGCTGCTCGACGACTGATCAACGCCCGCCTCAGCAACGCCGGAGTGACGCACCTCGACGACCTCGCCGCCGAGATCACCGTCGAGCTCGGCGGCCGGAACCCCGTCACCCGCACCGAGATCATCCGCGCCGCCCTGGTGCTCGCCTTCAGCCAGCGGGCCAGGCTCGTCGAGACCGTGCTTCGGATCCGCCGGGTCGAGGCCGAGCAGCTGTGAGCCGCAAGGCCACCCCGGCTCACCGCCGCAAGATCCACCTGTTGCTCGTCGACAACACCACCGCCTGCGGGCGCCGGGCCGACGACCCCGCGGTGGCCGGCTACCTCAGCCCCGACCCCGACGATGTGACCTGCGGAGCCTGCGACCGACTCGTCTGCAGTTGCGGGGCGACCGCCGAACCCGGCACTCCGGGCTGGCGCAGGACCGACGCCGACTGGTGTCCGAGATGCGCGTGGTGGCCTGAACGCCCGTTCTGATCGGGCCTGATTCGCCGGCGCTCTTGCTCCGCTGCGGCTTGGCGAGCATATCTTCCCCGTCAAGCACCCGTGTTGCCAACGCGCGTTCAAACCCGAACCCGGTTTCCGGATCGGGCCTTATCGCGAGAGGGGGGCTGCCGTAGCAGCCGACCGCCGGCCTCGAACAGCTGTTCGAAAACGGGGGGGGTGGTCTAGACAGCTCCGGTGCTTCACTTGACAGGACGGCCGGTGCCCTACTCGTCAACCCCGGTCTAGTCCACCGTTGCCGGCAGTGCCTGGTCTAGACCGGTCACCGGTGCCGTGGTCCCTATCCCTGTCCCTGTCCCCCGGTCCGTGTTCCAATCAGGGCACCGGCAGCAACGGGCTGCCGCTCACTGAAGGGATGTCGCCATGCGACTCACTCACCAGACGACCCGGGTCGTCTCGCCCTATGTCGTGACTCACCTCGCGACCGGTCTGCCGTTCACCGTCGCCGCTCACCGTGGTCTGACTCTCGTCGGGTCGTTCGGTCTGACCGGTGCCGTCGTCGCCCTGCCGGTGTCGTCGTTCGGTCCGCTCGCCGCTGCCGTTGCGACGGTGACGGCATGACCGGGCAGGGCAGGGCTGCCACGGTCGCCCTGTCGGCACTTCGGTCGGTCGCCCCGTCCGACGTTGCCGCTCACCGGGACATGTTCACTTCCGACCCGGCCCGGTCGTACCGGCTCAGGGATGCCGTCGTCGCTGCCGTTGCGGCGTCGCCGTCGCCCGATCTCGACGTGTCGGCAGTCGCCGGGGTCGCCCTAATGACCGTGGCACGGCTCGCCATGCGGGAGACGACCCGGGACGACGCTCACGCCGTAGCGCTCGCCGTCCGGCTCGCCCGTCAGACCGTGGCGACGGCTGCCGCTGCCGTGGCTGCCGGGACGGTGTCCCTTGACGACGAGTCCGACGCCGTCCGGACCCGGGTCGCAACATGGTCCGGCGGGTGTGACCCGGCGTCGGTCGTGGTCGGGTCACCGGAGACTCGTGCCGCCGCTGCCGTGGCAGCCCTGCCCGGCAATGTGGTCCGGTCGTGGCAGGGCATTGCTGCCGCATGGCTCGCCCATGACCCGGCGTCGTGCGAGCGCTGCCAGACGCCGGGCACCCGTCCCGGTCGTCTGACGCTCGCCGGGATCCGTGCGCACGCCGCCGGGCACGGTCCGAAGACACCCGACGCACGCCGCATGACCCGGCACGACGCTGCCGTCGTGGCACGGGTGAGCGACGCCGTCGCCCCGGTCCTGTCGGTTCCCCCGTCGTCGGTCCCGGCATGGCTCGCCGCCATGGTCACCCGTGGTCCCGGGTCGTTCGCCCGGGCTGCCGGGAACGACGACGCTCGCACGGTGACCCGGTACGTCTCGCCGGTCGCCACGGTCGCCCGTGACGTGTCGTCGTCGGTCCGGCTCGCCGGTCCGGTCGTCCCGGTCCCGGCAGACCGGCGAGCGGCGTCCCGTGCCCGTCGTGAGGCTGCCGCTGCCGCTGCCGCCATGCGGCACGGCGAGACGGTCGCCCGGCGTCGTGAGGCTGCCACCTACGGGACGCCGGGGTCCGTCGTGGCCAGGGACGCCGGGGGCGCCGTGCCGGACCCGTGGGGACGGTCCGTCCCGGTCTATGGCGGGTCGTCCGTCGTGCTGCCGGTGCCCGGGCTGCCGCTGTGGACTCACGGTCCCGTGGCACCGGCACCGGACCCGGCGAACGTGCCGGACGCACCGGAGACGGGTCGCATGATCGGCGAGCGCGTGACGGTCACTCGTCGCATGGTCGCCACGGTCCCCGCTGCCGGTCCGGTCGCCCGGGTCACCGGCGAGCGGCTGCCGGTCACCACGGGTACGCCGGACACGGACACGGTGACGGTGACCCGTCCGGACGGCGTCGTGACCCGGCGAGCCATGACGGATGCCGAACGGGACGCGCTCGCCCCGGTCCGTGAGACGGCGACGGTCGATTACGTCACGCCGGACGGTGAGGTCACCTCCGAGACGGTCCCGGTCGTCCGTGGCGCCTACGCCGGGGAGGGCACGGGCTACGGCGAGACGGGCAGGGACGGCACGGCACCGGCACCGGCGAGCGACCGTGTCGCCGGTGAGCCGGACGCCCCGGTCCGGTCGTTCGCTGTCGCCCCGTCGCCGCGTAAGCGTCCCGGCAGCAACACGGGCCCGACGATCCCGGTCCGTCTCCGGTAGTCGCCCCGTCCCGGTCGCCCCGGTCCCCCGTCGTGGGGACCGGGGCGACTGTCGTTTGGGGGTCGTGGTCCCTAGCGGCTGCCGGGTCACGTTGCTAGGTGTCGCCGTTGCGACGGGGTGAGAGTCCCTGTCGCAACGGTGACGCGCAACGGCTCGCCGGTGACGCTGCCGTGGTCCCTAACGGTGACCCGGTCACGTTGCTAGGTGTGAGCGGCTCGCCCGGTGAAACTCTCACCGGGGCGAGCCGGTGACCGTGGTCCCTAACGGGCTGCCGGTCACGTTGCTAGTTGTCCGGCCCGGTCGCCCGGTCCGATCGTCACGCCACAGTGACGCACGGCTCGCCCGTGCGTCGCCGTGGTCCCCGCTAGGGATGCGGGGACGGATCGGAGGGTGACCATGCAACGGATAGCCGCGTTCCTGGACAAGCTGGAGGACGGGCCTGACGCACTCACCGTGCGGCACACGCCTGCCCCCGGCCCGCGTCCGTACACGGGACGCCAGCGGAACGTCTCGCTTGGGATCCCGCCCGAGCACGAGCTGTTCCGGATCCGCACACGCCCGGAGCTCTACCCGGACTGGCTTGTCCAGCAAGTCCACACGCACAGAGCTGCCCTGGCTGCCCGAGTCGACATGTTCGACTGGGACTGCCACGCGTGTGAGTCCGCCGTGTTCACGCACGGGATCACGGACGCCTGCCCGCGGTGCCACACGAACACCTCGGGCAACGCCTCGCGCGCGGCGTAACGCGCGTTAGCCCGGCCAGGGGTCGAACCCTGCCCGGGTGCTAGGTCTGCACACGCAGGCCCACCGAGAAATTCTCGGACACACCCGCCCATCGGGCCATGGTCGCGCGCGCTAGTTCGGCGTGCGTCCATGGCGCCACGTCCAACGGGGACGCGGCGACGCACCGAAGGGAAAGTGTCATGACGCAGACCGTCGTGAACGGGTACACCGCCGCCGAGCTCCAGGCCATGCTGAAGGAGGCCCGCGAGGCGGAGAAGCTGGTGCAGCTCGCTGCTGCCCAGCGCTACGGGCAGATGGCCACGGAACTGGTCACCGCCCTCGTCACGGAGACCACGCAGGAGCCGAGCAAGACCTCGGCCTGGGTGGGGCACAGCGCTGCTGGCCTGCCCGTGACCGTCGACGGTGAGGACTACACCGTCAGCGTGACGATCACGCACAAGGCTCGCAAGGCCGAGCGCGAGCCGATCGTCGACCAGGCGAGGAAGGACATCGCCGACCTGAAGCTCACGGGCAAGGAGGCGAAGGACTTCCTCGCCGCCGTGCTCCAGGGCTTCGAGGACAGCCGCGAGGGCTGACCTGCTCCACCGGTGGGCGTGCACACGCACGCCCACCGGAGCGCCTGCCGGCGCGCGTAGCCGCCGGCCCCGGAACCGGACAGTCTCCCGGTGCAGGTTCGACTCCTGCCAGGCGCACGCACGGAAGGAGGATCTGATGGTCAACCATCCCTGCCCGGTCGCGCTGCACGACGCTGCGCACACCCGCGACCGGGGGAACCTTGCCGGCCCGACGCCGGCTGGTGTGCGCATGGCCAACGCGTCGCGAGACGGGCACACAACTGCATAGCCGCCGGAGGAACTGCGGGCCGATCGTTGCGATCGCTGAACCCGGATCCGCGCGCGCACACACGAAGCGACGGCGCACCGCGCCAGGGCCGGCTCACCTGACGGATTACAGGCCCATGTCCACACGTCCAGCCTCGGACCCCGCGAGAGGAGGCGCCCAGCCCGGCACCTCACGCAGATCTCAACGTCCGTTCACACGCCGACCCAGCGAAGGAGGCAGCGGCATGCCCGAGCACGACCACATCCTCGACCTCATCTCGTTCCACACGCAGGGGCGTGCCGCTGCCTTCACGCAGCTGGCCATGACCCCGCTCATCGCCCGAATCTCGCGCCTCGACTGGTGCACACCGGGCATGTCCGACCCGCGCATCACCCGCGCGCAGGCGCGCCGTGCCATCGGCGTCGTCTGGGTGACGTCATGAGCACCACCAGCGCGCCGCTGCGAACCTCCATGGTCACGCAGCCCATCGACAACGACACCGCCCTCGTCTGGTGCGCCGAGTGCGCCTGGATGGGCACCGTCTCGATCCCCGACTCGCCGTGGCACGCCTTCCGCGGCCACACATGCCCGGAGGTGACGTCATGACGACGATCCCCGCACACACCCGCCCGCTCGTGATGCGCATCGCGCTGCAGCGCCTGAAGGCCCTGAAGGAGCGCCAGCGCCAGTACGAGGAGTACTGCCGTGACATGGCTGCACAGGGCTACCGCCCGGAAGTTTGCTTCCACGGCACGAACCTCTGGGTCGACTACGACCCGATCTGCGGACCCTGCGAGGACGGCAGCCCGCTCGCCCGGGTCGCGCTGGACACCGCGCGCTACGACGTGGCGACGTTCCTGGAGCGCCAGCAGCTCGCCTGCAACGCGATCGACGCCGGCATCCCGCTCGCGTCGAACCGCGAGGTTTACGCGTGGGTGCGCGAACCCCTCGAAGACTGGAGCGGCTCATGGTGAAGACCGTCGTCGACACGATCGCGCCCGCGGCCCGGCCGCAGGACTACCGACCGCAGATCTCGCCGACCGCGCTCGCGCACGACGACATCGCGCGCGTGCTCGCGCAGACCGCGCCGCTGCCGGAGCGCTACGAGATCACCGACTCCACCGCCGTCACGATCGGCGAGTGGTGGGCCAGCGCGGGCTACACCGCGTTCGACCGGCTCGCGGAGGGCAAGTCGTGCTCGCTGGTGAGCCTCCTGGGTGAGATCCGGCAGATCCGGCTCGACCACCCGAACCTTCACGCAGACGACGCGCGATCGCTCGACTGCCTCGCCACCTGGGCGATCAACCATCCGTCGCGCGCCGAGGAGTCCTTCGGCCGCTCGCACGCCGGGAGAACCGCATGAGAACGCTCGTTGCCGCGCTGGTCATGGCCAGCACCCTGCTCGCCACGCCGGCGAGCGCCCGAGACTGGAAGCCGTGCGCCAACGAGGACACCCCCGGGCCGTGCGTCTGGGACGCGCGCCACATGGGCAACGGCTCCGGCAAGTCCTTCATCCGGCGCAAGTCGGGGAAGGTCGTGTACGTCACGCATCGACGCGCGCACAGGATGCTCCATGGCTGAGCTGCTCTGCTACGTCACGCAGCGCTCCGGCGGCCTCGCCTACGTCGAGGTGCATCCCGAGGGTGGAGACGACTTCACCCGCGTCGTCGTCGACGACATGGAGCCCGACGACGTCATCACGCCCATCCTGCAGCGCGCGATCGAGGAGGCCGGCGTCGACGAGTACATCGTCAACGTCACGAAGGTCACCACGATCGACGATCGTCCCTATCTCGTCACCACGGAAGGATCCACCGCATGACCACCCTCAGCATCCGCACGCCCGCCGACATCCTCGCCGCGGTCCCCGTCGTCATGGGCTTCCAGCCCGCGGAGTCGATCGTCATGATGACGTTCGGCGCGGTGCCGTTCCACGCCCGAATCGACCACCCGTACGACGAGCGCGACCGCGAGGAGACGATCCGCGCGCTGCTGGAGCCCTCGCGGCAGCACAACGTCCCGCGGGTCCTGTTCGTGCACTACACCGCCGCGCGCCGGCAGGCTTCCGCCGCGTTCGACGCGCTCGTGGAAGCCTTCACCCGCGCCGGGATCGAGGTGGTGGACGCGCTGGTCACCGACGGCGTGACCTTCTCGCGCCTCACAGACCCCGAGGCCATGCCGCAGCCCGTCCCGGACTCCTCCGTGCACGCCTTCACCGCGCAGGCCGTCGCTGACGGTCGCGTGATGCACGGCTCCCGGGAGCAACTCGGGGAGGCGCTGAAGCCGCGCGACGTGCTCCCCGAGCTCCGGATCCTGGAGTACATCGAGACCATGGAGCGCCGCGCCACCGGGGTCACCCCGATGGACGCCCGCTGGGTGCGCGAGACGGTCGCTGCCTGCGTCGAACAGCACGCGGCCGGCGTCCCGCTGGACGACGACACGCTGATCGCGCTGATCGCCGACGTGCAGGGTGCCAACGACCTGCGCGACGCCGCGTGGCACGACATGGATCGCGAGAACGCGCGCGACCGGGTCGAGTTCTGGTCCGAGGTCGTGCGCCGCACGCCGGAGGAGTTCCGGGCCAGTCCCGCGGCCCTGCTCGGCATGGCGGCCTGGTGCGCCGGCCACGGCGCGCTGGCCTGGGTCGCCCACGACCTCGCCGTCGCCGCGGACATCGACCACACGCTCGCGGGCCTGCTCCGCGGCCTGCTGGAGAACGCCGTGAACCCCGGCGACTACATGCCCCGGGAGGGCTGATGCTGGAGAACTTCCTGCAGGCCGCGCACGACCTGCGCTGGTGGATCGCAGCAGTGATCGTGGTCTTCGCGGTCGCGCTGATCGCGGAGCGGCGCCACCTGAGTCGCCAGCCGCGCTACGTGCACGACTGCGACGGCTGCACCTTCCTCGGCCAGTTCGAGGAGTACGACCTGTACGCCTGCGACAACACGGTGATCGCGCGCCGCTCGGACGAGGGCTCGGACTACAAGTCGGGCCTCGTCTTCGGCATCACCCGCGTCGACGCGCACCTCGCCGAAGCGTTGGATCGGGCCACCGCGCGCGGCATCACGATCACCCGATGATCCGCACGCGGAAGACGACCTGGACCGTCCAGACCTGCGCGGAAGACCGCGGCTGGACCACGATCCACGAGGGTCAGCGCTTCGCTGACGCCGTCCAGATCTACAACGCCGCCGACACCATCCACAAGCGGATGCTGCGCGACGGCCGGCCGCTGCGTCTCGCGACCGACCCCACCACCCAGCTCGACCTGCTCCACGAGGAGGAGTCATGAAGTACCTGATGAGCGAGCGCGTCAATGGCGAGCGCAAGCCGGACGAGACCGTGACCGCGGAGTTCGTCCAGAACTTCACCAGCAAGGGCACGCGCGAGTTCTTCGAGAACCTGGGCGGCACCGAGGTCATGCGCCGGCGGCGCGACGGCGTGATCTACACGAAGTCGACCAGCCCCGACGGGGAGACGGTGCGCGAGGTGGTCTTCACCCCGCTGCCGGGATCCGATGACTGACCGGGTGACCGTCGACCTGTTCGACGACGACCTCGCGTCAACGCGCGTTGGCGACGCTGTCCTGAAGGTCCGCCGCACCGGCGACTGGTCCAACGGGGGACACATGACCTACGCCTGGGAGGTGTGGATCGACGGCGAAGGTCTCGCTGACTCCGCCGCGGACCTGTACGCGCCGGCCCGGCGAAACCTCAGCCCCGGCGACATGGTCGTGACGCTGCTCGCCTTCCTCTCGGCTGCCGCAGAGTCCTACCGCGCCGAGATGAAGCCCGACGACGACAGTCCGTTCGTGGCGCGCGTGCAGGAGTGGGCGTACATGAACGAGGACGAGATCGCGATCGCACTCTGCGAGATCGAGGAGGAGGACGAGTCGTGCTGATCCACACCGACCGCATGACCTACCGCGACCTGCACCTAGCCCTGAAGGATGCGGGTCTGGTCGACGCCGGCGTCTACCTAGACCGCTGCGACGAGTCCGGCTCACGGAGCCGCGCCCGGAAGTTCGACACCGCGCTGGAGGGGCAGGAGGCGCCGCACCGCAGGCGCCGGCGCAACACCGGCCGCTACGGCGCCGAATCCTTCGGCGCCGCCGCCACCTGGATGGAGTGGGGCTGGTGGATCGCGGTGATGTTCCGCTACGACCCCGACGCGATCATCGGCCAGTACGCCGGCCGTGCGAACTTCCTGGAGCAGACCCGAGTCATGGTCGCCACGCGAGGCTGGCGCGCCAAGGACCCGAGCGTGAAGAACTTCGCGCGCGAGTACGCCTCGTGGTGGCCGAACCACATCAGCGACCCGGCGCGCGACCCCAAGGACACCGGCTCGCCGTTCGCCCTGGTCGACCGGATCTACCCCGCGCGGCAGCTGGTGCCGCTGCACGACACGAAGGTGGTGGACGCATGGCTGGAGACGCCGTGAAGAAGATCCGCGTGAACGACGACGCGATCGCGATGATCCGCGAGCAACGCTCGTTCACGAACTACCGCGAGTCCTTCTCCGGGCAGCGGCTCGACGAGCACTCCTGGCTCGGCCTCACCACGGGCTGCCTGCCGCAGCGCTGGCACGACTCGCTCATGGCCGCGACCTACGCGGTCTGGTCCTACGCCACGCCGATCGCGTGGTTCGACCCGACACTCGCGATCCTGCCGTCACTCGACGACCCGCACGCAGTTGACGAGTGGCTGGAGACCGCGGGGCCGCTGGGTCGCTGGGTCATGCCGGCGGTCCGCTACTCGCCCACCACGGGCCAGCACCAGGGGTCGGTGCGCACTGCGCTCGGCTCGCACTACCACTACACCGACCACGCGACCCGGGACTACAAGGCGTTCGACCGGGTCGCCGCGGGCGGCGAAAGGATGTGGCGATGAGTCACAAGACCAAGGCCGACAGGGCGTTCGAGTCCAAACGCACGCAGGCACTCGCGAAGCGCGACTTCGCAGCTGTGCGAACCGTGTTCGAGCAGTACGGTGCCTACCTCGCCCTGATCGACGTCAAGGTGGACCCCCGTGCAGCGGCGGGGATCGTGGTCACGCTCCGGCGGCGCCGCGGCCCGGTGCTGCGCTACGCCCAGGAGGCCCTGTGACTTTCTCCCCAGACACGGTCGTGCTCGACGCGGTGCGCAAACACCTGGCCGACGCCAGCGCGCCGATCACACCACACGGAGTCGCGCAGGCGTTGCGCTCCCTCGCTGGCGTGGGCGCTCTCAACCCGGCCGACTCCGTCGTGCTTGGGTACTACGAGGCGCTGCGTCACGAGGCCATGATCGAGGCCGTCGATGCCAGCGGCAGCGAGACCTTCTTCATCGCAGAATCCTTCCCGATCCGTGACCACGCGACCGTCACGCAGTTGCTCACGTCGCTGCCCGACAGCGACGACACACGCTCGGAATGGCGCTGGTTCCGGCTCGCGAACGGCGACCTGGTCGCCGGGTTCTACCCGCAGGGCGAGATGGTCTTCGCAACCGAGGTCGAGCGCGACGAGGACTGGCACGCAGCCCGCGAGGACGGCTCCCACCGCACCATCACCGCCGACCGCGAGGACGTGGGCCTGTGATCGCCAACTCCTTCTTCGCCGGCATCGGCGGATTCGAGCTCGGCTTCAGTCGCGCCGGCATCGAGACCGCATGCCAGGTCGAGTGGGACGCCCACTGCCAGCGCGTGCTGCGCCGCCACTTCTCACACACCCAACTGATGGGAGATATCAGTGACGTTGCCGGATCGGATCTACCGCGCGCTGACGTCGCCGCAGGAGGCTTCCCCTGCCAGGACACCTCCATCGCCGCCCCGCATCGCTCCGGCCTCGCGGGAAGACGATCCGGGCACTTCTTCGAGTTCGCCCGGATCCTCGACGACACCAAGCCCCGCTGGGTGGTCATCGAGAACCCCACCGGACTCCTCCGGAGCAACGGGGGGCGGGACGCAGCCACCATCTTCGGTGTCCTGGGGGACCTCGGGTATGGGTGGGCGTATCGAGTGGTGGACGGGCGACACCTCGGCACGCCCCAGCGACGCGAGCGAGTCCTCGTGGTCGGACATCGTGGAGGCGACCCCCGACTCGCATGGTCGGTTCTGGGTGACCCCGAGCTCGGCGGAGAAACTGCTGCCGCGGATCGAGTCCGGCGGGCACCGTGCGGACCCGCACCTGCTGGAGGCGCTGCGTTCGATGCTGTCTGGCGAAAGTCCGCCCGAGCCCGAGCAGCCGTGAGCAAGGGTGGCTACGAGACCTGGGTCGCCGACGGCATGGCGAACACGCTGACCGGCTTCGATGGCGGCGGTCCGGCCCGGCAGACCCACCTGATCTCGCAGGGCGGACACCTGCGAACGCTGACCCTGACCGAGTGGGAGCGGCTCCAAGGCTTCCCGGACGACTGGACCGCTGGCACCGGCGCCCCGGACTCCGCGCGCTACCAGATGCTCGGCAACGCCATGCACGTCGGCATGGCCGAGTGGCTCGGACACCGCCTGGCCGCGGCTCACGCGGCCGTCACGCTGATCGGAGGGGGGAAGCTGTGAGGATCTGCAAGCACTGTGGCCGGTCGATCTGCCTGGACGAGGACGGCCGCTGGGTGGACCCCGAGGCGACGGGGGACGACCGCCTGTGGCGCGAGACCTGCGACGCCCACGACACATTCGTCGCCGAGCACGAACCACGAGAGGAGAACCTGCGATGAGCACACCCGAGGGTGGCAGCGACTACCGCGCCCGCCCCGTCGACAAGGCAGTCTTCAGCGCCACCGACGCGCTCGACGCGCTGCCCGACACCGGTATCCCGCTGCACGGGATCGCGCCGCGAGAGGAGAACGAACGGCGGGCCCACTTCGCCGCGAAGGCCGTCCACCACTACGCCGTCACAACGGGCGTTGCCAGTGGAGAGTCGGTGTTCCTCGCGATCGGCGACCTCATGGGCGACCTGCACCACCTACTCGACGCGCTGCGCGCCGTGGAAGACGACGAGGGCCACCCGCGCAGCATGGAGGAGCTGGTCGACCGCGGCTTCCGCCACTACCGCCCTGAGATCTCGGGGCAGCCGTGATGACGCCGGAGCAGCACGAGGTCGCGCAGGAGCGACTGAGCAAGGCGCTCGGCGGACCGGGCGGCCTGTGGGAGATCTACCGCAAGGTGCGCGAGCTCTCTGAGATCGCCGTGCTCCTGGCGCTGAGCCACTACGTGCTCTCGCTGCGCCCCGAGAGCCAGATCAAGATCGCGCTCGACCAGAGCGATCAGGACTTCTCCAGCATGACCTTCGCATGCCTGTTCGTGTTCGGCGAGTCGCTGGACGCCGAGGAGGCGGGTCTCGACGAGAACTCGCTGTGGGACTTCGCCTCCAGCCTCGACTCCTCGCAGGTCTCCCAGTGGGGCTTCGTCACGGCTCCCAGCCCGGAGACCGGGCCCTACTACGAGTTCGACCCCCGCGAGGCGATCGAGTGGCTCACGCCCCACGCAGCCGCGCTCGACCCCATGCCCAACCCGGGCGATCTGGCCGCGATCGGGAAGTGGCTGGACGACATGGAGTCCGACGAGACGAAGGAGAACGGATGACAACGCCCGTTGCGGTCGAAGTACCGGACGTGGAGAGCACGGCGCCCCTGACGGCGCTGGACCGGTGCGACCGGTGCGGCGCGCAGGCGTACGTGCGCACGCAGCACGAGGCCGGCGACCTTCTCTGGTGCGCCCACCACGCCCGCCAGCACGGCGAGAAGCTCCACGGCAGCATCACTCAGGACGAGACCGCGCGCCTCACCGAGCGCCCCTCGAACCTCAACGCTGTCTGACTGGTCTAGACCAGTCCCCTCGCGGATCGACACGCGTGTCATTCGCGACCATGATCGACCCATCACCCAAGCCTCAACGGGAGGTTTCACCCCATGGCAGCACGCAAGATCACCCTGCAGTTCGGGCTGCTCTCAGTCGCCGCGAAGTCCGAGGTCGCGATCACCAGGCCCCCGACCATGAGCAACCTGTGCTCCGGTCAGCCGGGCAAGCCCGAGCACGAGCACCTGCCGGTGCAGGCGCCGAAGCAGTGCGCGAAGTGCGGTCCGATCACCGACTACGACACCCTCTCCAAGGGCATCAAGACCGGCTCGACCTACACGCTGGTGGACAAGGAGGCGATCGGCGAGGCGCGCGAGGAGTACAGCGGCCAGTACAAGGACGCCCTGTCCCTGGTCGCCCACCCCGCGGAGCAGTTCCTCACCGCCACCGGCCCGGGCGACACGCTGCACTACCTGACGCCGGCCGACGCGGGCGCCGCGGACCACTACCAGCTGCTCACCCGGCTGGTGGCCGAGCACCCCGAGCTGGCCTTCGCCGGGCTCTACACGCCGTCGAGCGCGACCGCGCTGTTCCGACTCACCGTCCGCGAGGGCGTGCTGTGCCTGGAGAAGCGGGCGCGACAGGACAACGTGAAGCCCGCCCCGAGTGTCGGTGGCGTGGTGAACGATGCCCTGTACGCGGCTCTCGACGGCATGCTGCCGAGCCTCCTGACCGACTACGACCCTGCGGCGTACGAGGACAAGTACGGGCAGGCGCTCGACGCGATGCTCGCCGAGGGCGAGACCGTGGCCCTGCCGGGCAAGGACGCGCCGGCCGTGGCCGCCAAGGTCAGCGACGACGACCTGATCGCGCAGATGCAGAAGCTCGCGAAGGGAGCGAAGAAGAAGTGACCGCCACCCCAGCCGGCCCGCCGCCGAACAACCGGCGCAGCGAGCAGGTCATCACGATCGCGAAGCGGATCATGCACAGCCAGGGCATCCAGATCGGCTGGATGAACGCCGAGACTGCACAGGCGCTGCAGGCGCTGTTCGGCGGTGGGCAGACGCTCATCAAGATGCAGCTGCTGCGCGAGGGCGTGGACCGCGAGACCGCGGAGCAGCGCGCCGAGGCGACGATCCCGCTGGCCGCATTCGAGCTCGGGCTGCTGGTCGGTGCCGAGCTGGAGTCGACGCGCGCGTTCCGCGAGATCGTCGGCGACGAGAACTTCGACTTCGGAGAGGGGGAGTCATGAGCAAGCAGTTTCAGGTGTCCGGCCACTACACGATGAACGTGGAGGCCGAGACCGAGGAGGAGGCCATCGACCGAGCCTGCGACAAGATCGGCAACGGTTGGCACTGGGAGGCTGAGGAGGTCCGCGCCCCGCGGACGTTCACGATCTGCAAGACCGAGAAGGTCGTACGCAGCATCACGCTGACCGAGGCCGAGATGCGCGAGGTCTTCCCCAACGTCCGTTGGGACGAGGGCGACGTGTCGCACGCCGGCGACGCCGAGGACTCGCTCGGCGAGGGTGGCCCCAGTGACCCCGAGATTCAGGAGCGCCTGATGTTCGCGGGCGAGGTCGAGTCCGCCGAGTGGCGGATCTGGGAGAACTGATGCAGGCCGAGTTCCTCCCCATGCTCGCGAGCGCCAGTACCGGCGCCTCCGGTCGCGACCCGGTCCAGGTGGACCAACTCATGGCGACCGGCGACTGGGTGCTGGACACGAAGCTCGACGGCGTGCGGGCCATGCTGATGCCGGACGGCCGGATCCTGAACCGCAAGGGCGTCGACGTGGCCCGGATCTTCCCGGAGGTCGTCGCCGCCATGACGGACCAATCCGGGGGCAGCCGACACGGCTGGCTCGACGGCGAGATCGTGGCCGTCAACGGATCGTTCGAGACCACGCTCATGCGCGAGTCGCAGTCGATCACCGCGAAGATCCGCCGGGCCGCTGACGAGCACCCCTGTCGATTCGTGGCCTTCGACCTGCCGGCGCTCGCGAAGCAGCCGTGGAGCGAGCGTCGCGAGCGCCTGGAGCGCCTCGCCGACGACGGCGTGCTGATCGCGCCGGTGTCGTACGACATGAGCCTGTGGACGCAGACCCGCGCCATGGGCATGGAGGGCGTGATCGCGAAGCGACTCGTCTCCCGCTACCGCTTCGGCCGTCGCTCGCGCGACTGGGTGAAGTTCAAGCACCTGCACCGCGTCTCGTGCCTGCTCGCCGGCTACACGCCCGGCAGCGGCTCGCGCGAGCACTTCGGCGCCCTGCTGCTCGCCCTGGTGGACGAGCGCGGGACCGTGGTCCCAGTCGGTCGTTGTGGCTCTGGGTTCACCGAGCGCCAGACGCACGACCTGAAGTCCCGTCTCGACGCTGGCGAGCTCCTCGTCGGCGAGATCGAGACCATCAACATCACGTCCGGGGGCACCCTGCGGTTCCCGGTCTTCCGCGGGTTGCGAACGGACGTTGCACCCGCCGACTGCACCACCACCCAACTCGCGGCCCTGCCGCGCTGCTGAGAGGACACCATGCACCCCATCGCCACCAAGCTCAACGCCCTGCGGGACGAGCTGAACGCGACCTACCTGGAGCGCTCGGACGCCATCCTCGCGATGCTCCTAGCGGTCCTGAGCGGCCAGCACGTCTTCCTGCTGGGCCCTCCGGGCACCGCGAAGTCGGACCTGGTCCGCGCCATGGTGCGCACCTTCATGGGCGCGCGCTACTTCGAGACCCTGCTCTCCAAGACCCGCCCCACCGAGGCGGTCATGGGCCCGCTGGACGTGAAGCGGTTCCGCGAGACCGGTGACTACGTGCTGAAGCGCGAGCACTTCGCCTCGCAGGTGGAGTTCGCCTTCCTGGACGAGATCGGCAAGATGTCGAGCATCCTCGGCCACGACCTGCTGGCGCTGCTCAACGAGCGGCTCTACCACGAGGTCGAGAACGGGCGTTCCAGCCACCCGGCGCCGCTGTCGACGGCGTTCACCGCGTCCAACGAGATGGTGACCGCGGAGTCCGACGACGCCGCGGCCCTGTGGGACCGACTCCTGTTCCGGGTGGTCGTGGACTACCTGCAGGACACCGACAACTTCCGCCAGCTGCTCGTGGGCGACATGAAGGCGCCCGAGACCGAGATCGAGTGGATGGAGCTGAAGGACGTCATCGACGACGTCGTGCCGGCCGTGAAGATCGACGAGCGCGCACTCCAGGCGCTCGCCAGCCTGAAGGCCGCGTTCACCCGCGAGCACCTCTACCCCTCCGACCGTCGCTGGCGCGCCTCGATGCGCGCGCTGCAGGCGCACGCCTTCCTCGACGGTCGCGACGAGGTGCTGGAGGACGACCTGGTCGTGCTCCGCTTCACGCTGTGGGACACCGTCGAGCAGATCGACAAGGTCTCGCGGCTGTGCCTGTCGGCCGCCAACCCGTTCGTCGAGCCGCTGCTGGAGATCCGCGACGCGATCAAGCAGGTCGACGACGGCATCACCGAGCGCACCGGGCCGGACGCGAGCGGCAACGACCAGACCGACGCGCGACAGGCGTACGGCAAGGAGGCGAACCGCAAGCTCGCCGACGCCCGCAACCGCCTCGACACGATGCTGATGGAGGCCGACGGCCGCCGCATCCCGCAGTTCAAGGAGGTCTCCGACCTGCACCGCCGGACCCTGAAGCGCGCCTTCATGGTCTGCCTGGAGCAGCCGGAGGCCGAGGCCGAGATCATGCTCCAGAAGCGCCTGGGCATGGGCGACGGGGGCCAGCGATGAGCACCGTCAGCAACGGCACCTCGATGCTGAAGGGCGAGGTGCGCGGGATCCGCGAGCTGAAGCGCGGCGTGCAGGCGCAGGTCTGCCTCGGCTCCAGCGTGGAGCACGGCTCCGCGGTGGTGGTCGTGGAGACCGCCAGCCCGCTCGTGATGGAGGCCCTGAAGGCGCTGAAGGGCGCGATCCGCGGCGAGGCGCTGTCGTTGACCCGCGACGTGCTCGGCGATCAGGTCAGGTGGGACGAGGAGCGGGCGGGATGAGCGGCTGGGCCTGCGTCGACACGCCGGTGTTCCCGGACGAGGGAACGCTCGTTTCCACGAGGGCCGGCGAGGTGTGGCGCGAGCCCGGCTCGGAGACCGAGCAGTACGTCGACGCCGGCACGGTCGGCATCGTGCGTGGTCACGTCGAAGAGTGGCACGACGTCCACGTCGAGGTGCTCGGCACCGGCCAGCACTTCTGGATCGACCCGTGCCTCATCAGGGTGTCGGCGTTCGACCTGTCCACCCGCGCGAAGGCGGAGGAGTTCCTCGATGCTGATGCCTGATCCGAGCGATCGCGACGCGGTCGAGGAGTGGCTCGACGACACGGAGCCGCTGCTGGAGGAGCGCAAGGGGGACGCCTACTTTCTCGGCGACCTCGACGCCGGCAAGTGGCTGGTGGACGTCGGTGACGGCGTCACCGAGGGCTGGGTCAGCGACGACGTCTACCAAGTCGAGTTCAGCGGCAACTGGGGCCGCGGGCCCGACGCAGCCACCGCGTGGCGGTTCGCGCTTGGCGCTGAGTTCGGCCCGATCGACAGCGAGTACAACGAGGAGGGCCTACGCAAGGCTCTCCGTCAGTTCAAGCAGCAGGAAGGGCTCACATGAGCGAGTACCTCGACAAGATGATCGCGAAGGCGCAGGGCGACGACTTCTGGGACGACCCCGTCGCCGCGTCGAAGCCGGTCACACCGACCGAGACGCACGCGGTGAAGTTCGACCGGTTCGACCGGTTCGCCTACCTCACCACGCTGGACCAGGTGCCCGCGCTCGCTGAGCAGGTCAACGAGGCCGCCGAGGAGCGTGACACCGCGCGCGCCGGCTACCAGGATCTGTTCAACCTGCTCAACCAGGCAGACCCGCGGTTCACCGAGCAGGCGCGGATGAAGCCGGAGTACGTCGCGCAGCACGCGATGCTCGGGCAGATGTTCGAGGACGAGGAGTTCTCCTACATCCGGTCACACACCAAGCTCGACGAGTACAACACCGCGCTGGCCATGATCACGATGCGCGACCGCATGGACGACATGATGCAGGCCGCCGACGAGATCAACGAGGCCGTCGCGCAAGCACAGCAGGCGCTGCAGGAGGCGCTGGCAGCGGCGCAGGCGGCCCAGCAGAGTGGCGAGGGCCAGGAGGAGGCCGCGGAGTCGCTCGCGCAGGCGATGGCCGCCATGGCGCAGGCCGAGGGCGACGCCGAGGCGAACGCCGAGCAGGCCAAGGAGCAGGTGAAGAAGGGCCTGAAGGACGCCGCGGACAAGATCGAGGCCGAGCAGGAGGCCATGCAGGGCTACGGCGTGGAGGACGGCACGCTGCAGCGCATGTCGTTCGAGGAGCGCCGGCGCCTCGCGGAGCGCCTGGACCGGGGCAAGATCAAGCAGCTCGCCGACCTCGTGGGCGCGTTCCGCCAGTTCGCGGACGCCGAGCGTCGTCGCAAGGTCACCGGCGCGCCGGCCGAGCGCCGCGACGTCACCACTGGCCGCGACATCGCGAAGCTGGTCGCCAACGAGATCAACGCGCTGGCGATCCCTGAGCTGGAGGACCAGTTCTGGCTGCGCTACCACCGGCACCAGCTCATGCAGTGGGAGACCGTGGGCCCGGAGCGCGCCGGCAAGGGCCCGATCATCGTGGTCTGCGACGAGTCCGGCTCGATGGGCGCTCGCGTCGACGACGAGGGCAACACCCGCGAGGCGTGGTCGAAGGCCGTGGCGCTGGCGCTGTGCGACCAGGCGCGCCGGGGCGGCCGGGACTTCACCTACATCGGCTTCTCCAGCCCGAGCCAGCAGTGGCGCATCGACTTCCCCGGCGGCGTCATGGCGATCGAGAAGGTCATCGAGTTCACCGAGCACTTCTTCTCCGGCGGCACGCAGTACGAGCGGCCCATCGCCATGGCCGCGAACATCGTGCGCGACTACCAGCGCGGCGGGCGCGACCTGCCCGACGTCGTCTTCATCACCGACGACGACTGCCGGGTCAGCCCCGAGTTCATCGAGGAGTGGCGCGAGCTGCGCGAGTCCGCCGGCATCCGCTGCTACGGGCTGCAGATCGGTGGCGAGCCGTTCCGCAACAACCTGAAGGATCTCGCCGACCGCTGCATGAACATCAACAGCCTGAACGCCTCCCCCGAGGGCGTGCAGGAACTGTTCCGGACGATCTGAGGAGAGCCATGCTGTTCATTCACCTCGCCGAGCCCCGGCGGGCTGACGCGCGGGAGTTGAGCACGCTGCGGAAGGTGCTCGACGAGTGGCGCAACGTGCTGCTCCGCCTCGCGGAGGGCGAGAGCGTCCCGCTCGAAGATGCACGCAACGCGGTCTTCTACGCGGTCGCCGCGGCCACCACGGCGCGCGGCCAGTCGATGGAGCGCCGCAAGTGCAAGGACGCCGGCGAGCGACTCTGGGCTTGCATCCAGAGCTACGCCGGGGTGGCCCTGCCCACCAGGAAGTACGACGCTCCGGAGAGCACAGACCGCGAGGAGGTGGAGGCATGGCTCGACTCGTGATCCGCGAGGGCGACCGAGTGCGCCTCGCGACCAACCTGACCTTCCGCGGAGCGACGGAGGGTCTCTGCAGGCCATACGCCGGGATCGGCGCGATGGGCGAGGTCACCGAGATCGACACCAGCAGCCCCGGCATCGCCTGGGTTCTCTGGGGCGACGGCGTCTACGCCTCGAACGGGACAGACCTCGACGAGGACAGCATGGCGATCGGCGTCGACTTCCGCTGCCTGGAGGTCGTCGAGTCTGCGATCCCCGACATGAACGACACGCACGCAGTCGAGCGCTGGCTCGACAAGGAGGACTGACACATGGGAGCCGAGACCTTCATCACCGTTGCCACCGGGACGGACGCGAAGACCGCGTTCCAACGCGCGGTGTCCGACGCCGCCTACGAGCACGGCCACGGTGGCTACACCGGCACGATCGCCGAGAAGGACGAGTTCACGCTCATCCCAGAGCACAAGAACGGCCTGCTCCACCACGACGCGATCGCGCTGGCCGAGCGGATGTGCAGCGAGGACCACCACCTGATCGCCGACAAGTGGGGCCCGGCCGGCTGCATCCCGATCCTGGAGCCCGACGCCCCGCCGCGCGCCGACGGCAGTGACAAGCCGGCGCCGGGTCAAAGCCTGGACGAGTGGCTCGACGCGCCCGTCAGGCAGAGCCACCAGTTCGTCTTCTTCGGGTGGGCGAGCTCGTGAGCGAGCGCGACCCGATCGCCTGGGCACACTCGATCCAGGCCGAGTACGAGCGCGCCGAGGCCGAGGACGACGAGTTCCGCGAGGAGAACATCACCAACCACGACTGCCACGACCACATGGTCGAGGAAGCCCCTAGCCCGGACCGGAACGGCTCTCTGCGCATCACCGAGCGCTGCGAGTTGTGCGGGAAGGTGCTCCGCGAGTACATCGACTCCGTCCTCTGACAGACCTCAACGGGAGGCTGGCCCATGGCCACAGCGAAGAAGTCCAAGCCGTCCGAGCTCCGGGCGTACATCGACGAGCTGAACGACCTACCAACGGACGTTCTGCTCGGCCGGATCGTGCTGTTCACGATCACCGACGAGCCCATCCGACGCGACGACATGGTGAAGTGGTTCCGCGACCTCGACCTCGACGAGGCCTACCTGCCGGCGCCGAACAAGTACCTCGACGCCTTCAAGAAGGCCACCTCGGACACCAAGGACACCTACCCGATGTCCAAGGACCGCACCGGCAACCTGCTGTGCCGCGAGGTCTCCTCGACGCCGAACTACATCACCCGCCAGATCACCCGGGAGGTCAAGGACGGCGGCAAGCGCCGGCTCTCCTACACCGAGGCGATCACCTGCACCTTCTACCGGCCCACCAAGGCCGACGACCAGAGCGCCGCCCACCTGCGCGTGCAGGTGAACCCGACCAACCTGGAGAAGGGCGAGCTCACCCTGGTGCAGCAGGTGGCGAAGGACATCGTGTCGCGCTACCACGACTACTACGACTTCCTCGACGGCCAGAAGGTCCGCGGCTGCATCCGCAGCTACCTGAAGAAGCTCAACGCCATCGAGATCAAGGGCGGCGTCTACTTCGTGCACTCCAGTCGTGACGACGAGCTCGCCCGGGTCGCAGATCTGGTCAGCCGCTTCGGCGGTGGCTGCCACATGAACATGATCCCGATGGTCGACCTAGAGCGGGAACGCGCGTTCATGGCGAAGGTGTTCGAGCGGGAGGCCAGCCAGTCGCTGCGCGACCTGACGCGCGAGGTCGACGAGCTGCTGTCGACGCGGAAGTCGATCACGCCGGCGGCGTACGCCAAGCTGCAGGCCCGCTACGACGAGGTGCTCAACAACGCGACGGAGCACATGGAGAACCTGCAGGTGAACCAGGACGTGACGGCGGCTGCCGCGGAGGTGGCGCACGAGGCGCTCCGCGGCCTGCGGGAGGCGATGCTCGATGACTGACGCATACTGCGGACTTTGCGACGGAGACCATGAGCCCCGCGACTGCCCGGCGACCCGCCGGATCCAGGAGTCCGAACGGGTGGCCGAGCGTCCTGACCTGTCGACCCGCGATGGAGCGGAGGAGTTCCTCGATGACTGACGACCTCGCGCCGCCCATCATCCTTGCGATCGACCTGCGGCCCGGCGACCGGTTCGCGCGCGTAGACCGGCGCATGCGGCCATTCGCCGAGACCTGGCTGTGCGTCGACCCGCTCCGGCCCGGGCCCTTCGTCAATGGGGAACGCGTCTACGCCCTTCCGGTCGAAGGCAACGTGCTGGAGGTCACCCGCGAGCAGCGGGTCGCCTACCTCGGCCGCGTGGTGCCGATCGACGACCGCGAGGCATTGGAGGAGTGGCTCGATGAGTAGGTTCCGCCCCGGCGACCGTGTGCTGATCTCGCGCGCCTCGCCACCCCTGAATCAGTTCGAGTGGATCGGGCTGCCCGGTGTCGTTCGCGACCTCTCAGAGCTGCCTGCGAAGACTCGGGATCGCTTCGCCAACCTGACGCGACCAACTACGGGCGGGGCGCACATCGTCTTCGAGCCACTCGCAGATCGACCGGACACCTGCACTCGCGATCCCTTCTGGTGGCCGGAGTCGGACACGATCCACGAGGCCCCCATCGACCTGGACAACCGCGAGCTCGTAGAGCTCTGGCTGGATGGAGGTGACGGGTGATCGACCTGTCCAAGGTGCAGAGCGTGCTCGACGACGTGCTGGACCTGACCGATGAACTTCACGGTGCCGATCACCGTGACTCGGGAGACAACAGAGGCCCGAAGCGGGAGCGGGAGGCCAGGGTGCAGCAGTCGCGTCAGCTGCAGCTGCTCGCCGACCGACTGATCCTCGCTCACGGGCTCGTGATGAACGAGTACTGGGTCGCCCGCGGGGAGAGCGACCCGCTCAACCGCAATCGAGAAGGAGGAGAGGAATGAGCACTTCAGTGGAACTCGGGGCAACCGAGCCGTGGGGTGCGCTGGGAACTCGGGAGCTCAACGCGTTGGCGCAGTCGGGCATCACCACGCTCGAACAGCTCGCCGAGCTGGTCGACAACAAGCAGGTCCGCAGACTGCGAGGCATCGGCGCCTCCGGCTACAAGAAGATCACGGCCACCATCGACGCGTGGCCGGAGAGGAAGGCGATGTTGAAGGAGCAGGCGAAGGATCCTGCGAACGTGCGTTACCAGGCGCCGGACGGCACCGAGTGGCGCTGGGAGTCGCTCACCGGCCCGGACGGCAAGCCGATCGCACTGTTCGCCGTGGCCTACCAGGACGGCGAGCAGATGGTCGACTGGGCCTGGCAGTGCCCGCCGTACCTTGCGCCCACGATCGAGAACCTGCGACTCGCCCGGGAGTCGTTCGAGGACGCCTACGGCGCGCACGCTCGCGGCTCGTTCGCGCCCAGCGGCTTCCGCGCGACGAACAAGGGCCCAGACGCCTACCACGGAGTGGCAGCGATGGTGCTCCGCGACGCAGAGAACGAGCCGCTCGCCGTGTTCGACGCCAACGGCACCGTGATGTGGCTCGCCGAGAAGCACACGTTCACGCTGCACGACATGCTCTGGCCGGTCGACGAGGCCAGCATCAAGCACGTCCTGAGAGAGGAGATCGAGTGAGCGACCTGTCAGTCGACCACCTGCACGTCATCCTCGACGCGCTCCAGTTCACCAAGTCGGCGAACATCCCCGAGCACTTCGCCGACGGGTACGACGACCCCGACCCGGACGATCCGAAGGGGACAGCCGAGGGCTGGGAGCGCCTGCGCGCCGAGGCTGAGAGCATCGTCGGAGACCTGCTCGCCCAGGACCGTCTCGCTGGGTCCGCCGACAGCCAGCCCTGCACCTGTGGCTCCGAGGCGTTCGCGGCGAACCAGTGGTGGCACTTTCCCGACTGCCCTCGCGCCGCCTTCGACCCTGTGCCCGACAGTCAGCCCACCCGCGAGGCCGACACCACCTGTTCGTGGTGCAAGGGGGCCGGAATCGACCACCAGCAAGGAAGCGACGTGCCGTGCTGGCGGTGCCGAGGCAAGGGAGTGGTGGCCGATGACCACGCCTGACGCCGCCGCGCACACCGACACCCTGACCGAGCTGGAGCAGGACGCCCTTGCCTGCCGATGCCACGAGGCGATCTGCCCGCTGCACAACGAGGCATCCGACGGCTACGTGGAGCACGAGGTCAGCGACCTGCTCGCCTCGGTCGCCCGCATCAAGGCCGAGGCTCGTGCTGCGGGTGCCGCCGACCTCGCCGCGAAGATCACCGCCCTCGCCGGGCGGGTCAGCGCCATCGCGGACAGCATCCACGGCGACTCGGGCTGGGAGCACAACTCCGGGTGTGAGGGCGAGCCCGACTGCTTTGCCTGCATCGAGCTGGACCTCCGCGCTGTTGCCCGCGAGGCCACCAGGAACGGCGATGGGTGAGCGCTACTGCTGGTGTCGGGTTGCGTGCCCAGCCAGCGAGGTGACCACGGCGTGAGGCGGCTCCGCAGTCGCCTCGCCCACCTGATCGCCACACCGAGAGAGAGGAGTCCCCGTGGGAGGCATCCCGCAGCACATCCTGGACGACCTGTTCAGTGACCAAGACACGGCCACGCCGGCGCCGAAGCGCGGCGAGGCCATCTTCGAGGGCACCGACTACCCGCGCACCTGGGACGGCTTCGTCGGCCAGACCGAGGCCAAGCACCAGCTGCAGGTCGCGATCGCGTCAGCCCGAGCCCGTGGCGCGCGGATCGACCACACGCTGCTCGCGTCGGGCCTGCACGGCGTCGGCAAGTCGACGCTGGCCGCACTGATCGCCGGGCACGCCGAGGTGGGTCTCGTACAGACCACCGGCCCGCTGACCGCCGGCGAGGCGAAGTCGCTGATGTCGGCGATGGAGGATCGGGACATCCTGTTCATCGACGAGGCGCACCTGCTCACCTCGGGGAACCGGAACCGCGCCGACTGGCTGCTGCCGTTCATGACCGAGGGCGTGCTCTACACCAGCCGCGGCGCCGAGGAGATGCCCCACATCACGGTGGTGGCGGCGACAACGGACGTTGGCCGCCTGCCCCAGACCCTCATCTCCCGCTTCATGGTTCAGCCCACGATCGTGCCGTACTCCGACCAGGAGGGCGCCTGCATCGCCGCATCGCTCGCCGAGCGGATGCAGGTAGCCGGCCTCGCCGACGAGCACTTCCGGCAGATCGCCCGGGCCGCCGACTGCAACCCGCGGGTGATGAGGCAGATCCTCACCGGGGTGCGGGACCTGTCGTACGCCGCGCCCGAGGGTCACCCCGACCTGGCCACGGCGTTTCGGTGGGCCGGCGTCTCCGCCGACGGCCTGACCGTGATCGCTCGGGAGATCCTGATCCTGCTCGCGTTCGCCGAGGGGCGGACCATGTCGGCTGACTCGATCCGGGCGAACCTCAACGAGCCGGGCCCGATCCACCACCACGAGCAGCAGCTGCTGCAGCGCGGGCTCATCACGATCACCGGCCGGGGCCGCAAGCTCACCGACTACGGCTTCGCGCGGGCTCGCGAGGAGGCCAAGGCGATCCGGGAGGGTTCGTGAGCGCCTGGCTGCGCTACCGCGTCGTGAAGTCGCCCACGCTGTACGGCGCCCACCGCAACTGCTGGTGGGACGTCGGCGAGGTGGTGCTCGCCCGCGCCGAGGTGCCTGAGCTGCGCGAGGACGGGGTCGTCACCCTGCTGTTCGTGAAGGCCCCCGACGACTCGGGCTCCAAGGGGATCGTGCTCGACGCGGACTGCCTGGAGCGAGTGGACGCGCCGCCGGCCGAGCTCAGCCGAGAGTCGGTGGAGGCGTGGCTTGCCACCGACGAGCCTGAAGAGCCGTGATGCCGGGCCGGTCGGCGATGGCGAGGAAGATCTCCCGCCACGTCCGGGACTCGGGACCATGGGCGATGGGGAGGTGGCAGTCGTGCCACGGCACCCAGCCGATGGTGATCAGGTTGCTGGGCACGTCCAGGCCGCCCTGGCTCCTGAAGACGACGTGGTGGAGGGCTGGCTCCTCGACGTAGCGACCGCAGACGCGACAGCAGGAGTGATCCCGCTCCAGCACGTAGTCCCGAACGTCCGTTGGGACCAGCCCGAGGCGTTCCAGCTCCAACTCAGCAGTGCTCACCCATCTACCGTAGGAGGCCCGTCAATGGGCAAGCAGAACCTGATCTTCGGGGTCGACCATGATCCCGATCGCAACCTCCTGATCAACGCCTCAGACGCCACGACTGGCGAGCGGGTGTTCACCGGGAAGATCCCGCCGCGCGAGCAGGCCGACTTCGCCCGGGCGGTGATCAACCACGCCTTCGCCAACCTGCGCGACGTCACCGCGGCCATCCGGTACGGCGACTGCGCAACCTGCAAGAACCGACGCCTGGTCAGCGAGGAGCGTCACGGCCGCAAGGAGGACGTGCGTTGCCCCGACTGCACCGACGCCTTCTTGGGCGACCCGTTCGAGCACTACCCGATCGCGGGCGGCGGCACCGCGCCGCGCGGGGAGGTGCACGATGGGTAAGGCCATGCACGACCGACTCATCGCCCGCCTTCCCGTCAAGGAGCGTCGCGGCATGCTGGAGGCTGTCGTCGCCAGCTCCCACGGCCATCCCGTGCTCATCGAGTACGGCCACGACCGGAAGGTCGAGGGCGCCACCTCTATCCTTGCCCGGCTCGTTGGCGTCGCCTTCGCGCCCGGCGGACTGGTCACCGACGTGCTCGTCGTCAAGCCCGCGGCCACGTCCCGCCGGCACCTCGCGCTCTCCGCCGCACACGTCCTCCGCATCAGCGCCGCCACTCAGCTCGACCGACCCGACGATCCGGAGAACCCGCTCTACGACGACGCGATGATTCCGTACCGGCTCGGCGAGGTCATCGCCGGCCCGCCCCGCGGGGAGGTGCGCGACTGATGGTCGACCTCGTCAGCTGGAACGCGCAGCACCTGGATCGCTACGCCGACGCGCTCGCACGCGGGCTGCACGACGACGACTGCGAGCAGCGCGAGCGGTCGAGCCTCTGCCACTGCTCGAAGCGTCGCCGCGAGCTCAACGGCAAGACCGAGCCACCTCAGATCGAGTTCACGTACCCGGTCTGCACCGGCTGTCGGCAAGAGGTCGAGGGTGACGGCGACTCCTTCGCCTGCCCTCGTTGCTGCGTCTCCTGGTCCGCCCGGGCCAGCGACGGCGATCGCGGCGAGTTCAACGACGACTACGGCCCCGCGGTCGACCCCGGGGAACGATGCGGTCGACGCCTCGTTGACCTCGTAACGGAAGGAGTCCCGCGTGACTGACCCGAAGAAGTCGCTGGAGGAGCTGCGGGAGTTGTTCCAGCAGCTGATCCTCGACCACGGCTACGGCGTGCACTTCGGCCACGACCACCTGGGCGTCGCGTACGCCTACACCGTGGGGCGGACCATGCACGGCCGGCCGGAGCTGCTGATCAGCGGCCCGTTCTCGCCCGAGCACGCCGAGGATCTGCTGCGCCACCTGGTCGAGCTCGACACCCAACGCCCGTTCGAGCATGGCCGGCCGGTGCCGGATGCCTTCGACGCTGGCGTGCCGGGCTTCCCGATCGCGATCGACCCGTGGCGTGCCGACATGGTGGCCGCGGTCGGCACCTTCGGGGTGATCACCGCGCTGCAGCTGGTCTGGCCGGACGACACCGGGACGTTCCCGGGTGACCCGGACTGCAAGATCGGGCCCCGGCAGCAGCGGGTCCACACCTGATGGGGGCGGCGACCGTGCAGCGACGGATCACCCGGCCCACTCGCGAGCAGGCCATCGACGCCGCCCTGGAGGCGGGTTGGACGCTCGACCAGACCGCGAAGAACCATCCGCGACTCACGCCCCCGCGGGGCCGGCGCGACGGGCAGGGAGACCGGCTCACCCCGGTGACCTTCGCGCGCACGCCCTCCGACTGGCGTGGGGACCGCAACGCCATCGCCAAACTCCGACGCTCGGGAATCGAGATCTGATGAAGAAGACCACCATGCGCGCCCTGATCCCCTACGCCCCCGGCAACGTCGTCGCCGCGGCCCTCGGGGTGGCCGGCGTCAACGTCGACATCGAGCCGGTTCGGGCCGGCGTCGGCCGACTGATCTCGTTCGCCAGCGACCTGCCGCTCGCCCCCGGTGACCTGCTCGCCCTCTCCGGCGACGTCGTCACCGGCATCGTCGAGCTGCAGTCGACCTACCTGTTCGAGGTCATCCTCAACATGCCGACAACGCCCGTTCAGGGCAACATCTTCGGGATGCCCTCGGCACCCCTCGGGGGCGACCTGGAGTGGGGCGCCGCGCAGCTGGCCGCGGATCAGGTGGCCGAGGAGCTCTCGCGGCTCGCCGAGATCCACCGCGGCACGACGTTGTCGATCACCCTGGCCACGCAGAGCCGGGTCTGGTTCGACGCCTGGATCTCCCAGTGCCCGCACGTCTGGGGCTACCAGGTCGTCCGAGAGCCGGGCAGCGTCGTCGACTGGGAGCGCGAGCTGACCGAGATCGTCGACCGGCCCACCTTCGACCCGCAGGGGAAGCCGCTGTGAGGAGCCTGAAGGAGTTGCTCGACGACTGGACCGGCGAGGGGCAGCACCGGCAACAGAACGCCGACCGGAGCCGGACCCGTACCCTGCGCTCGTTCCTGATGGAGGCGCCGGCCTGGCTGTCGTACCTCCTCGTCCGTCAGGTCGAGCTGTTCCACGGCATCGACTGGGAGGGCGAGCGCGACAGCGATGGCCTCATGCCCGAGCGGGTCGAGGCCGAGGTGCGGAAGCCGACAACGTCCGTTGCTCAGGCCGAGGTGCTCGGGTCACGGCTCTCGGGCCCAGACGGCTGTGGCGACGACTACCACGTCATCGCACTCGACCTGGACTTTCCCGCGGTGCTGCTCCCGTCGACCACGGCGGACCACCACCACCTGATCGTCGACCACCAGCTCAGCCATGAGCAGTGGGAGAAGTTCATCACGGTGTGCGCCGAGGTGGGCCTGATCGAGCAGGGGTACGCCGACGCCAGTCTCGCCCGCGGCCGGACGTTTCTGCGGATGCCGTGGGTGCGCAAGGGCTATGAGCGCGAGGACGCCCGGGCCGCGTTCGAGGAGTGGCTGGAGGACGAGGACGGCGAGCTCAGCCAGCGCACGCAGGGTCGCATCCCGATTCAGGATCTGCCGTTCTGATGGGCGACGAGATGGAGCCGTGGCAGCCGCTGAGCGAGGGTGCACTGGAGAAGGGAACGCACGTTCTCATCGAGCTCGCCCTCGGAGACTTCGTGGCCAGCGGGCGCATCGTGGGGCGCTCCTCCACGCCGGAGGGGATGCTCTACGACGTCGACTGCGAGGACGAAGGGTTCGTGCGCTACGACGTACACGAGAGCAAGGTGAGGAGAGTGGACATGGCCAACCGTGACGACCTGGAGAGGTGGCTGGATTCGTGAGGGGGTACTACGACGAGGCACAGGACTTCCCCGACTCCTACGACCCGGACCTGGAGTTCCGGCCGCTCCCGGTCGGCCAACGAGTGTTGCTGGACGACGGCAGACATCAGCGCATGCTGACCATCGCCGAGGCGCCCCGGTCGCGCCAGGGCAACTACTGGATGTCCGACGGGAGCGGGAGTGATCCCATTCCCTTCCCACAGTCCACCGTGCTCGCCGGCGAGCTCGTGCCGGACTTCAGCGACGCCGAGGCGCTCGACGAGTGGCTGGAGTCATGAGTGCCCGGTTCGGCTTCCGTCGCCGCTGCGCCTGGTGCTGCGTCGTCCTCCGAGGCTGGCAACTCAACTTGTGCCGCCGCTGCAAGAAGGCCGTCCTCTACTCGCCGTCACCGCCGGTCCGGTCCGGGTCGCGCTACGACGCAGAGCCTGACGGATGGCCCTCGTGAAGGACGTGTGGACTACGCGCCCGCTGTTCCCGCTCGACGCCGACGTGACCATCTACTGGCCGGACGTCCGACCGTGCTGGGAGGAGGGCAGGTGACTGACCCGCTGACCGTCTCCTGCCCGGACTGCCAAGCCCGCAAGGGGAAGGGGTGCACCTACCTGTGGCCGAAGGACTGGGACGGCAGCCCCCGAGTCCGGCACGACTGGCTGACCCCGGGCATCCTCGCGCTCATGGACCGGGCGGGCACGCCCACCAAGCGGCCCCACAACAGCCGATACCAGAAGGCATGGGCCAAGGAGCAGGCCGACCGCTACCACGCACGCACGGCCGAGCGCGCCGCCCGCAACGCCGCGGGCCGCGACCGGGAGGCGATCCTCCGGGCCAACGCCGACGCCGTTGCCGCCGAGCAGCGTGCCCTCATGGCATGGCTCCGGCAGCACGCCCACGTCCTGACGGGAGGCTCGCGGTGATCACCGAGGGTGACGTCCTCTGGGCGTGGGTCGAGCAGCAGTTCGAGGACGGTGTCAGCGTGCTCGCGATCTCCCGCCAGACCGGGATCCCCCGCGGCACGATCTACAACCACCTGACCCGCGAGGGCCTCCATGTTCCCACGCCCGGGCGGCGCGGCCCGGCGCCGAAGGACGAGTGCGCCCAAGGGCACGACATGGCCGAGTGGGGGCGGCCGGCACCGTCGCGCGGCGGACGGTTCTGCCTGAAGTGCCGGCGCAAGCGCGACCGCGAGCGCAAGAAGCGCGACTACCACGCCGCAAAGACAGAAGCCCTGCCCCCCGCAGCGGTGTGAGGAGCAGGGCTTCCGTGTCGGTGGCTTTCGCCGCGAGGAGTCTAGCGCCTCCGGATGCTGCAGATGTTCAGCAACGCGCGTTCCCCACTGGCGAACTCCACCTCGCCCAGGGGCCAGCCATGATCGTCCGCGTGGCCAACGAACGTTGCCAGCCGGTCGCCGGAGATCGTCCGGGCCCACACTCGATCGCCCTCGCGGAGCGGCTCCACCGGCTCCACCTCGAACAGCTCGTCCATCACGCCGCCTTCCAGACGTAGCAGTCGCCGTTCCAGGCGGTCTCGATCTTCTGCCGGAACAGCTCCCGGGCGTCGCCGTCGTAGACCTCCAGCGCGTCCTCAGCGTTGATCCACGCGACCACCCGGCACTCGCCGCCGTACGCCATGCGGTGCTTCGCCTCCAGCCAGTCCTCCAGCTCGACGCGGTCCCGGATCGGCGGCGGACCCTCAGCGACGTGGAACGGCCCGTGCTCGTCGACCGCGAGGTGGTAGTAGACCTCGCAGTCGCACTTCGACTCCCATCGGCACTGCGCCTCCGGCGGGGCCGTGCACACCGCCTTCGCGTGCACCATGCCCTGCGCGTCGATCGCGAGCACGATGTCGTGATGCTCGGTGCTCATCGTCGGGCCGCCAGACACGCGTCCTGGTAGGCCAGGTCGCGCTTGTTGAAGCCCGCCCACATCGCCCGCCAGCACACGTACGTCACCAGTGCGCCGGCGAGCACCGCCCCTGCGACCACGCTCAGCGGCTCGATCAGCACCGTGCCCACCCAGCCCTGCTCATCCTCGTCCATCACGCACCCCATTCCCTCTGCAGCAGGCGCCGGACATCAGGCTCAGGCTCGTCGGCCGGCGCTGTCCGGCGTGCCTCGTGGAGCTTCGCTGCGATCAGGTTGGCCACACCGGATGCGGCGCGTCGAACCTCGTCGGCGTCGATGTGGACCGTGGCGCCATCCGCGTCATCGGTCACCCGGTAAACGCCCGTTGGCAGCTCGATCACGACGATGGTCTCGCCGACCAGCCACCGCGGCGGACCCGCGAGCGGCACCCGGTAGCCGGGAATCACGGCCCGGCCTCTCTCCTGCGCTGACCCTCCTCGTCCAGCCACACGATCTGCGTCGCGCCGCCGTGGCCGTGGATGGCCTCAACAGACTCGACGCCTCGATCGTGGAACACGACGGACGTGGGCCACTCGGACAGCCAGGTCAAGGCGACGACGCCCGAGGAGAACTCGACACCTTCGGCGACCACGCCCGTCCCGCTGATGCCGGACACATCGTGGTCGCGCTGCAAGACGAACCGACGGTGGGTCATGACTCCACCCGCTCCTTCTTCAGCTTGCGCCTCTCGCGCTCCGAGAGGCCGCCCCAGATCCCGAACCGCTCGTCGTTGGCCAGGGCGTACTGCAGGCACTGCTCGCGGACCTCGCAGCCCAGGCAGACCTGCTTCGCCGCCTTCGTCGAGCCACCCTTCTCCGGGTAGAAGCCCTCGGGGTCGGTCTGGGCGCAGAGCGCCCGGCCCTCCCAGTCCGGCGAGCTCGGCTCGAACGGCAGCGCACCACCGCCCCGGCCGGCCCCCCCGACGGTGCGGGACATGGTGAAGACGTTCCGAGTGGTCATGCTGCGCCCCCTTCGGCGATGTAGTTCTCCACGTCGGCCCGGCGGAATCGCACGTAGCGGCCGACGCGGACGCAGGGAAAGCGGCCCTCGCGCGCTGCGGCGTAGAGCCAGGAGACGGGCACCTGCAGCAAGCTGGCGGCCTCCTCCGGGAGGAGGAGCGTGGTGCCGTCATCCATCGTCATCGGTGCCTCCTGGGCGTCCCGAGTGGTGCCAGTCGTCATCGGTGTACTTCGTCCTTCCCCTGCATCGCGGCACGCTCCTTCTCGGTCATCCCGCCCCAAATGCCATGCGCGTCATTCGCAATAGCCCAGGCGAGGCATTCCTCGCGGACCGGGCAGGTGCCGCACATCAGCTTCTTCAGCGCGGACGACGGACGCCCGTTCGGGAAGAAGCGATCGGCGTGCTCCTGGGTGGCCTTGGCGCTCTCCTTGCGCTGGCTGCACCGGGCCTGCGCGTGCCACGCGTACTCCGGCCCAAGCATGAGTCCCCCGCTGACTGCCATCACTCCCCCATTCCCCGCTCGTCGTCCTCGTCCTCGTCCTCGTCCGGATCGAACGGCTCCGAGGCCTCGAAGTCCTCCAGTGCCGAGCGAAGGATCCGAACGACGCGGCTGTGCAGCCCCTCGATGTCGTCGGCGTAGTCGGGGTGGCCGGCGGCGAGCCGCACCTGTCGCTGCATCACCACGGCGCCCTGCACCCGGATGTCGTCGGGCACGCAGACGTAGGAGATGTGGAGCGCCTGGCCGGCGGGCTCGAACATGATCTGCTGGATCTCGTAACGCGCGTTGTCAGCCACGGGTGTCTCCGCTCAGAGGGTGGGGGGCCGGGCGGAACGTGGTGATCCGCTCCATGACCTCCTCGAAGGGCAGGGAGGTGTAGAAGAAGCCGGACGACTTCGTCGTGACCCGGGTCTGCGCGTCCTGCGGGTCGCGGTCACCGAAGCGGTTGAGGGTCTGGCGCTCGCCGGGCTCGACGGCCTCGACCTTGGCGATCTCCTCGATGTCGATCGCGATCCGCTCCTCCTCGAAGATCAGGATGCGCCTCACGACTGGTCCTCCCGGCTGCTCTCGACCGAGCCGAGCACCGACTTCGGCATGGAGCGCCGGATGCCGGTGTCGTTCGGGTCGTTCGGGTCGATCGGCACCAGCGCCATCAGCACGGGCCGGAGCACCTGCACGCGGATCAGCTTGCCGGTGTTCTTGTCGACCTGGTGGTGCACGCCGACGCAGCGGAACTGGCTGATCATCTGCACGACGTCGTCGACGCTGATGACCTCGCCGTCGAGATCGTCGAGCGGCGCGGCTCCCGACATCTTGACGGCGGTGCCGTCGACGGGGTGCCCCTCGAAGGCGGGGATGCGGTCGGTCATGAGGGTCCTCTCAGGTGGTGGTGACGCACGGCCAGCCGTGCGAGCGGGCACAGGTCTTGCAGATGAACCACGGGCCCGGGCCGGCGAGCTTGTGTGCCAGCAGGACGTCGCGGTCGGTGATCTGGACGCAGTTGTCCAGGCAGCACTCCTGCGGGTCTCGGACCAGCAGGTTGTTGCGGGTGGTCCCGCGGCATGACGGGCAACGCCCGTTGCGCTCGGGGTCCGCGCAGTTGTCCTCGTAGATCAGCCGGCAGGCGCGATCGGAGCAGAAGTGGAAGTGGTGCTTCTCCCGGACCTGGTTGTAGAGCCCGGACATCGAGATCTTCACGGTGGCCTTGGAGGTGTGCGCCAGCGTGCGCTTGACCTTCTGGGTGACCCTGGCCATCAGCAGGGCACCTCGTCGGGGTAGGCGCACTCACGGCAGACCACCGGGTCGCCCGTGCTCACGTCCTCGTCCAGACACCCGTGCACCTCGGCACGAGCGAGGGTCGTCTCGTCGTAGGCGTAGTACTCGGCCATCAGGACTTCTCCTCGAAGCCGAGCAGCCAGCCGGCGTAGTAGACCCGCTCGCGCAGGATCGGCCGCTTGCGGGCCCGCTTCTTCGCATCGTCGTACGCCGCGCGCAGCGTCGGGTGGGTGCCGGCCACCTTGCGGATGAACTCCGCGGCTGCCGCCCGCTGCTCCTCGAACATGCTGGTGTCGCTCATCGCTGCTGCTCCCACTCGGCAAGGACGGCCTCTCCGGACCGTCGGTCGGTGTTGTAGAGGCGCACGGCCCAGTCCTGGCGTCCGAGCGCCATCGCCTCCTCCGCGGCCTTCTGGAGCCGCTCCTCGATGTCCGCGCGACCGTTCATGCGCTGGTCCTTCAGCGCGTCAGGGACGAGCTCGAAGATCTGCCAGGTCTCGCGGATCGGGATCTGGCGGGCCGAGGCGTAGTCGGCGGCCAGCACGATCTCCTCGATGCGCACCCGGCGGCGCTTCATCATCGCCTTCAGCTTGGAGATCTCGGTCATGCGCGCCCGGTAGAAGGGCACCTTGGCGGTGGCCTCGTCCCAGGAGCCGATCCCGAACCGCTGCTGGAGCAGGTCGTAGAGGGCGGCCTCCGTCTTCGGCTGCTCAGTCACCACGACCCCTCCGCGAACATCTGTTCGATCCGCTCCGATGCGGGAACGGGCGTTAGCGTGGGCTCGGCGGCCCTGGCCAGGTGGCAGGCGCAGGCACAAACGAGCGTTGCCGTCAGGCCCGCGGCGGAGCCCCGGCACTGCAGGTGGATGTGCGCAGGGTTCGACGGGTTGCAGTGGCCGCTGAGCCACGGGCGGGTGGTGGCCTTCGTCTTCATGCGCCCTCCCAGAGCGGCACCGCGGAGGCGTCGTTGAGCTGCTCGCGGCGGTAGTCCTCGTAGTGGATGCCCTGCCGGTAGAGGCTGTTCTCCTGGTCGACCTTGCTGGAGGCGATCCGGTCACCGAGCGGGCTGGAGTCGACGATCGCGAGCGAGAGCAGCGACATCTTGAACGAGAAGGTGCGGCCCTTGCCGCCGTGTCGGGACTTCAGGATCTGGCCGCGGAAGTCGCCGGTCTGCATCGGGAGCTCGCCGGTGGCCGACTGCTTGTCCACGACCTGGTCGGGCCGGAACAGCGAGATCAGGAAGTCGCCGGTCTCCTCGACCACACCGGAGTCTCGGGCGTCGTCCGCGGAGATCGGCTTGCCGTGCTCGGCGCCCCGGTTCACCTGCGAGGGAACGATCAGCGAGCAGGCGGCGTCCTTGCCGACCGCCTTCAGCTCCATCACCGCGTCACTGGCGCGCTCGTACGGCGTGCCGCCCCGGAACGCCCGGGCGTAGTACTGCAGGTAGTCGACGATGATGACCTCGGGCGCGTCGCCGACCAGCTCGGCGTACTCGTTCACGAAGTCCCCGAGGTCGCCACGGCCCACTCGGTTGCGCTCCACGACGTGCAGGCGCTCGTAGTCCTCCAGCAGCTGGTCGTGGCCGGCGGCCGGGTTCCAGAAGTGGTGGATCCGGCGCAGGTGCTCGTAGACCTCGGCCGCGGTCATCTCCAGCGACACGTAGAGCACGCGGTGCTTGTGCAGGTTGTGGGCGATGTTCGAGAGGAAGACCGTCTTGCCGGTGCCGGACTTGGCGAGCGGGATCATCACCTGGCCGGGCCGCAGGCCGGGACGGATCACGGTGTCGAGCGACGGCCACCCGAGCTTCAGGCCGGGCGCCAGCTTCCGGTGGCGCTGCCACTTCGTGGAGATGTCGGCGATGTTGAACAGCTGCTTGCCGGCGAGGTCGGCCTCGATCAGCAGCGACTTCAGGTCCCGCCAGTCGTGGCCGCCGTTCGGGTTCTTCGCCGTGCGCGGCAGGAAGTAGTCAGTCCAGTCCGTCTTCGGCTCGCCGCCGGGGAGGTTGACGATCCGGGCCCGGTTGCCGACCTCCTCCTTCAGCTTCTTCGCGAACTTCTCGCCGGTGTCGTCGGGGTCCAGGCCGATGAAGACCTTCCGGGCCTGCCCGAGCATCTCGACGAAGCCATCGGGCCAGGAGCCGGCGCCCGGCAGGCCGACCACGGCGAGGCCCTCGAACCAGCGGTCACCGGACTCGATGATCTGCGAGCGCACCGCCAGGGAGTCGAACTCGCCCTCGGTGATGAGCACCCGGTCCGCGCCGAACAGGGCGTCGCCGTTGTAGAGCCGGGCGACGTCGCCGCCGGTGGTCCGGTACTTGCCGTCGATGTTCTTCTCGCGGATCTGGATGACCGTGCCGTGCGAGAAGTACGGGATCGTGATCGAGTCGCTGAAGAACTCCCGGCCGCCGAGGGTGATGAGCCCGGCCGCCTGCAGGTCGACGTACCCCTTCAGGCTGGAGCGGCTCGGCAGCATCTCGGAGAGGCCGACGTTCTTCGGGACGTACCCCAGCTTCTGGCTGATGATCAGGTCGGGGTGGATGCCGCGGTCGAGCAGGTAGGAGAGCTTCTTCTCGTTGGCGAGCAGCATCTCGTGAGCGAGCTCGGCGGCCTCGGTGAGCAGGCGGCGCTTCAGCATCGGATCGCTGCCGGCGGCGTGCTGGATCGCGTCCTCGTCGCCGAAGTGCTCCAGCAACACCTTCCGGTTCCCGGTGGCGCCGCAGCGCTTGCAGTCCCAGAGCCAGGACTCGGTGTTCAGGTAGAGCTTGCCCTTGCCCTTCGGGTCGCCGTCGGCGCAGAAGATGCAGTGCACCGTGACCTCGTTGCCCGCGGCCCGGTGGACCTGCAGACCCTTGCTGGTCAGGTAGGCGACCAGATCAAGTTCGTCGATCAACGCACGTTCCCGTTTCTGTGAGTAGGCATGGCTGACGCTGTGCGCTGCCGGGAGTCGAACCCGGAGCCCCCCGAGGGGCGGCCACATGCAGCGCTAGGAGAGGTCGATCAGAAGGGCGGCTCGCTGTCGATGCCGGACGGGAGGACGTCCACCACCGGGCAGATGTAGGACTTCTCGCCGGTGGCCTTCTTCGTGTGGATCGTGTTGTCCACGACGATCGTGCAGGGCAGGCCGAGCAGGTCGTCGGTGTCGAGCCCCTCACCCATCTCGAACTCCCGGCCGCGGAGCGTCTCCGCCCACTGCCGGACCTTGTTGTCGGGGTGGTTGGTCAGCCGCGGGTCGGTGTCACCCCAGGCCCGCAGGCCGGCGTACTCGCCCTCGGTGATCTTGAACTCCCACTCCCACTTGGTGAAGGTCTTCTTCTCCCCGTCCTTCACGTACGGGATCTCGCGCACGCTGACAGCAGTGAGCTCGGCGGGGAGCGGGACGTCCTTGGGGAGCTTCCACTCGTCCTCGTGGGACATGGTGTCCTTGGGCATGGTGTTCCTTTCTTGGTGGTGGTGAGGGTCAGGCGGACGCTGCCGCGTGGCAGTCGTCGCAGAGGAAGGTCTTCAGGCGGAGCATCGCGATCTGGGCTCGCGAGCCGTTGGCCGCGGAGAGCTCGGCCCCGCAGCCCGGGGCCGGGGCGTACTTGCCGGCCATGGTGGCGGGCTGGTCACCGCAGTGCTTGGCTCCCGCCTTGCGCTCCGGAGCGGCCATGCCCTCGTCGCTGGCCGGAGCAGTGGCGGTGACCTTGCCCTCGTCGGTGCCGCACTTCCCACCGAAGGTGTTCTTCCGGCAGGTGCCGTCGGGCATGTGGACGTGGTCGAGGGCCTCCAGCGCCTTGGACTCCTGGGCCATGGCCAGGCCCTCGGGGAGCGTGACGGGCTCCTCGGCGGTCCCGCGGCCGTTGACCTGCTCCTCGATCTTCTCCGCGCCCAGCTGCTCCGTGAGGAGCGTCTCGGGGTCCTCGGTGGGCTCGGGCTGGGCCGCAGGCTCCTCGGTCGGAACGTCCGTTGTCGGCGCCTCCTCGGCCCTGGCCGGCCCCGCGGGCTCCTCGGCGACGGGCGTTGCCGGCTCCGGGGCCTTCTCGGGCTCCGGCTCGGGCTCCGGCTTCTTCGCCGGGGCCGCCTTCTTCGCAGCCGCCTTCTTCGTGGTCTTCTTGGGCGGGAGCTTCGGCGAGTCGACCGGACCGCCCTTGGCGTCCGCGGGCGCCGGCTCGGGATCCTCCTGGGTCTCGATCTCCTCGGCGACGCCCGACTCCGGGATCTCGTCGAGGCTGTTGGCGATCGCCTCGAAGATCTGCAGGTAGTCCCGCTCGGTGAAGTCGACGTCGGTGAAGCGAGGGAGCACGTTGAACCGGTCCCGCAGGTTCGGGTACTTCGGCTCGGAGTGCCAGCGGATGTGGCGCTTCTGGACCCGCTCGCCATTCTCAGCGACGTAGGTCTTCTCCATCAGGCCAATGAGGTCGAAGTCCTGCCAGATCGAGTCCTTGATGTCGCCCTTCAGCTTGGCCTTCTTCACCAGGGTGGTGTTCTTGCTGTCGCCCTCGCCCTCGGACTCCTCGAAGTCCTTGACGTGCATGTTCACGATGACGTTCATGCGGAGGTTGATCAGGCCCTCGATGAGCTGGACCATCTTGCCGTCGAGCCAACCCCAGTCGGCCCAGCCGCTGATGCTGTCCTTCCGCTCCTCCCGCTTGCGCTGCTCGATGAGCTTGCGCTGGTAGGAGTCGATGGTGTCGATCACGACCGTCTTGTACTTGCGGCGCTCGGCCGGCATCAGGCTGTCGCGGCGCAGGTGGTCGAGGAACGCCTCCATGTCGTGGGAGGTCTGGATGCTGGCGTACGGCACCTTCTGTCGGGCGATCGACGCCAGGCCGTTCTCGCAGTCAGCGAAGATCGGCTTCGGCCAGCAGGCGGCCGAGGGGGTCTTCCCCGACCCGGGCTCGCCCATCAGCAGCATCTTGATGTAGGCCTCGCCGGTCGGGTCGAGGTACTCGTCGAGCCCGGTCGTCTTGATCAGCAGTGGGGCCACTGGTTCCTTCTCTCTGGTGGGTGTCGGCCTACCCAATGTTGGGTATACCGGTCGGTAGGTCTGGTGCTGGGCGTGACGATCGTGGAACGTCGTCGTTCATGCAGCGGTCATCCGGGGGCTCGTGCCTGCTCCTCACTCGTGAGGTCGGTCATGCACCCGCAACCACCGAGGTCATCCATGTCGACCTCGCCCTCACCCTCGATGCGCTTACGCAGCGCAGTGAGGGTGAGGGGCTTGGTGGTGCCCCCGCGGCGATCTCGCAGGATCGCGACGTCCTTGCCGGTCTCCTCGCGGAACCGGTTCTCCTCCGCCTCCTCCTGGGCGTACCGCTCGGGGTTGTGCTGGAGCAGCAGCGCCCACTGGCCCTGCCCGCCGCGAACGCAGGCGCCGGCGCAGTTGTTGTGCGGGAAGCCCATGGCGTACAGCCGCGGCTCCGCGATGCCGACGGCAGCGAGTTCCTTGGAGATCCGGTCCTTCGACCACGCTCCGGGCTCGCAGAGCGGCGCGAGCGCGGTCCACGGCAGGTAGTTCCGCTCGATCGCCGGCAGTCGGTGCGTCTCGGTCCAGTCGATGCCCACGATCACGCCGGTGCGGTCCGGGTCGGTGTTGGCTTCGAGCCACCGCCGGGCCGGCTCCTGCTTCAGCACCCGCGAGCAGACGCTGAGCCGGGTGTTGCCGATCATGCGCTGCTTGCGGAAGACGTCCCAGATCGTCCGCCCGTCGTTGTCGAGCACGATCAGCTCGGCACCGATGTCGTCAGCGGACTCCTGCAGGAACCGGTAGAGGTCGGGGTCCTCGCCGTTGGTGTCGGTGAACAGCAGCTTCATCTGGTCGGCCGGGATGCCCCAGATGTCGCGGACGTGGCGAGCAGCGGCCCAGGAGCCCTTGCCGCCCGAGTACATGACAACGACCGTTGGCGAGGGGTGATCGAGCCATGACTCGACCGCGGCCCGAGAGGTCAGGTCCACCATCAGGAGCCCCCTCCCGAGATCACCGTGCCGCCGTCCGCCCGGGAGTCGCAGGACGAGCAGAGCGGGCCCGACGTGGAGCGCTCGAACAGCGCCGCGATCTCGGCGTCCGGCATGCCCTGCTTGCGCAGCTTCTGGATGACGTCCTTGTCGGCGCCCCAGCCCCAGCGACAGCGCCACTCCGGATGCTTGCCGGTGGCGAGCACCTCGGCCTCCAGCGCCTCGATCTCCGCGCGAACCTCCGGGAACCACTCACCGATCTCCTCCAGCTCTCCGGCGTGAGCGAACGAGCCGCACAGGCACTCGCCGCTCATGTGGATCAGGTCGGAGACCTTGTTGCGCGGCACGTCGTCACCGACGGCCTGCATCATCAGGCGGTAGGTGTTCAGGTCGAGCTTGGTCCACAGCACCAGCGGCGAGACCCAGACGACAGCGCCGTCGCGCTCCATCTCGGGGACGCTGGCGCGCCGGGCGGACTCCTCCCGTCGGCGGCCAGCGAGGAACACGACCCGCTGCTTCCGACCGTTCGCAACCAGGTCGCGGCGGGCCTGACGGAGGCACCGCTCCTTCAGGCGCTGGTACATCTTGTAGTGGTGCGCCGGACCGGGGAAGCCCTGGTCGAGCACGAGGTCGCGGAACGACGTCGGCGGGTGCTTCTCGATCAGCGGCAGACCCCACAGGTCGCAGGTCTCGCGGACGAACTCGCGGGTGGCCTCGACGCCGATGCCGGTGTTGGCGTGGATCGCGTGGGTGGCGCGCTGCCGGAAAATGTGGGCGAGGGTCGTGGAGTCGTTGCCGCCGGAGTAGAGCACCGCGGTGCCGACGTGGGTCTTGCCGGCGTCGGTGATGTGCTCCCGGATCGCGTAGTCGACCAGCTGGTGGCTGACCTCCAGCAGGCGCGTGACGCGGTCCTCGCGCTGGGGCCGCGAGAGCCTCGCGACGTCCTGATCGGTGGCGACGAGACCGGTCGACTGCAGGTCGACAACGCCCGTTGCGACGGGAGCGTCGAGCCATGACTCAGCCACGTCCCGAGAGGAGAGATCCACGCCGCCTACACCTCCGGCTCGTCGATGCGGGGGTCGATGGCCTCGACCTCGATGGTCTCGGCGTTGCCCGGGTGGATGTGGATGACGGCCTCCGGCTGCAGCGGGAGGAAGCATCCGGCGTCGATGCGCATGGTGACCTTGGCGATCACCCCACCGGCCTTCCCTACGGTGGGGCGACTCTGTGTGGCCTTGACGACCTTGCCCCCTTCGAGGACTGGCCGCCCCTGGGCGTCGCTGCCCCGGGAGTAGCGGGTGTCGGCCCAGCGGGGCTCGACGAGGAGGTAGACGTCGACGTCGACGTGCTCAGGCTGCTGTCCGTGGTACATGGCTCAGGGGGCTCCCGCCGTCTCGTGGGGGAGGCCGACGCCGCCACAGTCCTTGCGGAACGAGCAGTAGCGGCAGACCTCGCCGGTGGTGTTCACGGAGTAGATGCCGGCCTCGCTGGACCGGACGTAGGCGTCGACGCCGAGGAACATGCGGGCGTAGTCCTGCTCGGTGCGCCAGCCGCCGTCGGCGAACTTGATCTCCTGCAGGTTGATCCAGCGGAACCGTCGCGAGGCGAGCGGCTCGTCGCCGGGGAGGCCGCGGTGGAGTCGGAAGTCCCAGCTGGCGAACAGCTTCTCCAGCCGCTCGACCTCGGCCTCGTCGAAGTGCTCCATCTCCCCGAGCCCGGACTCGGGCCAGCCGCACCAGAACTCCGGGAGCGTGCTGGCGTAGCCGTAGACGGTGCCCTGCATGTGGTAGCGCAGGAAGGTCGGCTGCTTGCCGGTCTTGTTGTCGTCGAGGCTGACGTAGGGCTTGCGGTAGTGCTGCCGGATCGCGAGCCGGTCGACGAAGCCGTGGAGGGTGTGCACCCGGCCGCGGATCTCGATCGGGACCGCGAACGGGTACTCCAGGCCGAGCACGTAGGACTTGTCGCTCTGGAGCATCGAGTGGTGGTCGCGGATGGTGAGCCGGCCCCGCTCGCGGAGACCGCCGTAGGTCTGCCGCGGGAGCCACTCGGTGATCCGCGGGGTGACCGCGGTGATGTTGTCGGGGTGCCAGTAGTGCTCGAAGGTCCGCAGGCCGACCTCCAGCGCGTCCTCGCGGCCCTCGTGCATGGCGAGCTCCATGGCCTGCAGGGCGTAGTGCACGACGTTGCCGTAGGCGCTGGCGGACAGGACGTCCCCCTGTGGCGCCTCGGGGTCGTGGCGGGCCCGGAGCTCGTAGAAGCGCTGCAGCTGGCAGCGGGACCAGGACTGGAGGGCCGAGACGCTGATGATGTAGCCACCGAGCCCGTTGGGCTTCAGGTAGTTCCCCTCGGCGTAGTCGAGGTCGACGTCGAGCTGCTGCAAGGTCACTGGGCCTTCCTGTCGAGCATGGTGGCGGGGTCGAGGATCGGCTCCACCTCGACGTGCGTCGTGTCGGTCTCATCGTCGTAGGAGGCGCCGACAACGACGAACCACTGGCCGTTGACGTTCGGCCCGACGACCTTGCCCACAAGGCCGGTGCCCCGGCCGTGGTCGTAATGCCCGGTCCGGTCCCCGAGATACTTCACTGATCCCCCGCTGCTGAGATGGTGTGACTGAGATTCGCTGTTCTCAGTTCGGCAGACGGGACGTTACACGCATGTCACCCGGCGGATTCAAGACCTTTCGGCGTGTCGTTGAGCGAACGCCCGTTGAGGCCGGAACTGGTCCCGATGGTCCCGGTGACCTAGTCCACCCAGGTGAGTCAGCGCTGCTTCTGGGCCGCGATCTGAGCGGCCAGCTTCTGGCGCACGCAGACCTCGATCTGGGCTGGCGTCTGCTCGTACGGCTTCGAGGCGCAGGCCGAGGCGAGGATGATCACGTCGCTGAGGTTCTGCACCAGGACGCCGGCGCGGCGCTGCCCGTCCTCGAAGCACTTCTGCCCCGGGGTGGTGCAGTCCTCGATGCGCTCGACGGTCTTCCTGGCGTTCTCCGCCGCTACGGTCGACGCCTCGATGGCCGCGGTGTTGTCCAGCTGGTCGAGCCGGATGGAGACCGTCACGATTGTGGCCACGGCGACGCTGAGTAGCGCCACGGTGCCGCACAAGAACACCACGGCACGCTTCAGCCAGAGGGCGCGACGGTAGGTCGCCTCGTCCTCCTCGCTCCACTCACGCTCCATGTTGGGGGGGTAGTCGATCATCAGCTCGTCCTATCGGGAGGGTGGCTGTGGCTGATGGCGTCACGGAGCGTGCGCGTCTGGTCGTCAAGGATCTTGACGATCTCGTCGTGGTTGCGCTGCTCCTGCCCCTTCAGATCCACGAGGTGTTGCGTGGGATTGTGCAGCTCGCGAAGCATCTCATTCTGCTCCTCGGCCCTGACGAGTCGAGGCTCGACGTAGTTGAGCCTCGACAGGTAGTCGTCTCGCTCGTCCTGCAGCCGCTTGATGCGGGAGTCCTGCGCGGCCGAGCGGAAGACGGCGTACAAGCCACCCCCGATGGTGGCAAGCGTGGCCAGGCCGAGGATCACTGCGATCGCGGCCTGGAGGGGGCTGAGGTCGATGGCCTGCGAGATCATCGCCGGCTCCTCTCGCGGAAGTCGCCGACCTCGTCCCGAGTGAGGGAGAGCAGGCTGGCGAGATGGGCGACCATGACGAACCATGGCCAGAACGGCGCGGAGAGTGACGCCTCGGGAACGCCCGCACGGAAGAAGGGGAAGGTGTCGGTCGGCTGGTAGCCGGCGTCGTAGACGAAGATGACGCCGAGCAGGAAGTAGGCCACGGCCCCGGTCGCCAGCGCGGTGGCGGCGACGACGCGAGAGTGGACCAGGAGGCCGCATGCCAGCCAGGACCCCAGCGCGATGAGTAGAACGCCCGTTCCCGCGAGGGGCCACACCTGGTCGAGCTGCTGCAGGGCGTAGGAGTGGCGCGAGGGGTCCTGCAGGATCCACGCTTCTCCGAGGGCGATGCTGAAGACGACGTACGTCGGCAGCATCACTCGCGAAGCCCGAGTGACGTGGGTGCGATCCAGTCTCATGTCCACCTCCCCTGGCGACGGCTCTCACCGGTGTACTTCGGCTCAGTCGTCCTCGTGGACCGGGATCTCCTTCAGTGCGAGACCCTGCAGCTGGAGGCCGTGTCGCACTGCGATTTGCGCATCGACCGGGATCGGCGCGGGGTAGAGCACGGCAATACTGACCCAGCAGCCGACATAGTGACCTCGTTCGTCCCGGTCCCACTCGCTGACGTAGACCGTGACCTGCGGGAGCACCGGCGGCGTGACGTCAGGCTCCAGGGCGAGCACATCGCGAACATCGTCAGGGTCGATCTCGCAACCGAAGGAGGGGAACGGCTTATCGACGAAGATCAGGCCGAAGTCGAAGCGATCTTCCACCTCGACGACGCCCTGGCCGGTCGTGACCCACTCCTTCTGGCAGACCGCCAGTCGCCCGGCGTTCTCTCGGTGACGAGCGAGCTCCTCCTCGCGGCGCTGCAGCGCGTTGAACTCCATCAGTCCACCGACCCCAACAGGTTCAAGTAGCTCTGCGTGGCCCCGTCGAGCACCTCAGGGTCGATCACCCAGGCGTCGGAGCGGCGCTCGCCCAGCCAATGCGTCTCCAGGGCGTACGACCAGGTGCCCTGATCCATGTCGAGATCGGAGGAGACGCCCAGCACGTAGTGGAAGTACGTCTCATTGGTGACGCGCTCGAAGATCCTGATCTGGTCGTCAACCTGGATCGCGGGGTTCCCCCAGATGGAGACCCGGGAGCGCCGGAAGTCGAACATCTGCCGGGCGGCGATCATGTCGGCAGCCACGCGACACTCCCGGTTGCCGCGGAAGTGCTGGTCCGACCAGCCGGCGATGCGGCGCAGGCCAGTTCTGTACGGGGTGTAGCCCTTCACGACGGCGCCATGCTTGCCCATCGCGTCCGAGACGAAGATGCGCTCGCGCAGGTTGCGGCTGGACACTCGGGTCGAGTAGTCGAGGAGCGTCTCCTCCTCGTCGATAGTGACAAAGTCAGTGGTACGCGGCGGCTGGAACCGCGAACTCTTGTGGTCCCGAGTGACATAGTTCCCGGCCTCGTAAAGGTTGGGCATGCGCCACACAACGCCGCCAGCCTCGTCGATCCAGAAGTTGAAGCCGACGATGTCCTTGACGTGCTGGATCATGCTCAGCAGCGGCTGCTTGTCGAACTGTTCAGCCGTAAGGTCCGCCTCACCACCGGTGCCGGTGTTCTGGAAGGTGCCCCACACGCGTCCCCGCGGCAACGCCGCGTCGTTGATCGGGTAGGTGTAGTGCTCCTTGGGTCCGTCGGTGGAGAAGCGCATCCAGTCGATGCTGTTCGACTCGGGCCACCAGAAGCCAGCCCAGGCGGCACACCACCTCACGATGTCGCTGAAGTCGCGGTAGTTGCCGACCGCCTTCAGCTTGGTGCCGGGTGCGAAGTCGAGAGCGTTGAATGGGCCGGTGTAGACCCGGACGCGGTGCAACCCGGCACGCCACCGGTAGGTGCCGCCCGGCCACATCCGACGAAGGTGCGTGAAAGTGAGGCGGATCCGCTTGACGTTGGCGTACTTCCGCCGCAGCACCAGGTCGAACAGTCGGCCGCGCTCGGCAGTGAGGCTCTGCACGAAGGGGATCTTGGCCTCGATGTCGATGCCCTCGGTGGTCACCTTGTAGGGGATCTTCTTCTTGCCGTACCACTTCCCGTCGTCCCGCTGTACCGAGACATAGACCTTGAACGGACCGCCCGAGGTGCGGAACCGGATCGCCGCGAGTCCCTCGGGGTTGTCGAAAGTCTGCTGCCACCAGACCATGCTGTCCGGGGACTCCTGGCCGGTGCTGAGCCAGTACTTGCGCTCATCCTCCTCGTCATCACGAAGTGGATCCCTCGGCTTGTGGCCCATGACGACGCCGCTCGCCTGCACGTACTTCGGGGTGTCCTGAATGCCGGCACCCACGTAGTAGTCGTTCGACGTCTGCACGGTGGACTTGGGCACGCCCCAGTCGCCGCCGGTGGCATCTCGACCCTCGACCTGTTCGGTGCGAATCCGAGACCACGTCATCGGATAATCGTCGCGAGGCACGATCGGAGGGAAGGCAATCGCGTCCACCAGCAGTCGGCCCAGGTCACGCATCTGGATCTCGATGTCGCCGTTGCTGGCATACGACACCTCGTCGATCAGCCAGGTGCCACTGATGTAGAGGTTCGGGTCGTCGCCCGGCGCCACGTCCATGTCGCTGCCGTAGCCCTCGTACGTCCGGACCAGTCGATCCGGGGCGAGGACGTCATTCCAGCCGGTCTCGGAGGTGAACCCCCAGCGGTTCTCCGAGGGCAGCGTAGTGCCGCGGGAGAAGGTGAAGTAGCCAGGCAACTCGAAGTCGTCAGACTCGTCCAGATCGCCGATCGAGACCAGCTCGCTATTAAGTACGGTCAGCGTGCACTCGGCAACATCCTGGTCCACCGAGCGGCTCCAGCTGCAGCGACGCAGGCCGCGGATCTCCCGGATGGCCTCCTCGCCGCCGAACAGCAGGTTTGCGAAGTGCCCACGCCGAGGCCGCTCGTGGTCGTAGTCCGCGCCCGGCGCGTTCTCCGTGTTGTAGGGATAGGTCCGCATGTGAGCCTTCTGCACGGTAGCCCGGACGACCGGTCGAGTCGGGCCGGCCTTGACTTCGCTACGCCATGCCTCGTCGGTCTCCGGCGTGATCACCCTCATGTCAGCCCTCCCAGCAGGATCGTCTTCATCGTGTAGCGCAGTCGCCAGTTCAGGAGCTTGGTCGGGGGCCGGTCGGCAGGCTCGAACGCGACGACGAAGACCCGCATCGTTCGGCTCAGGTGATCAGTGACCTCGATCGGATTGGTCTTCTCCGCCCAGGCGACCAGCTGGTCGTAGTGCGCCTGAGTGCGGATGACACCGCCCCAGTTGTACGGCTTCTCGCCGGGCTTGCCCACGAACGTGCGGACCCGCTGGTCGCGCGCCCCCCGAGCGAACTGCATCGAGCGCGCAAGGAGGTTGAGGTCGGTAACGCTGTCGGGGTTGATCGGCATGGTCCAGGTCTCGTCGGCCACGGGGTCGTGAAGCACCCATCGCTGCGTGGTCACACCGGCACCTCCGGGATCTGGTCGTAGATCACGAGCTCCAGCTGCCAGGCTCCGGCCCAGTCGTTGTCCTGACTGACTTCGTCCCTCTGTCGCTTCCGTGGGAGGGCGCTGAGGGCGCGCGCGGCGACCTTCCAGGCTCGCCCTCGGTGGTCGATGACGTAGAAGCGTCGCTTCAACCCCGCATAGGCGGCGAGCTGGTCGTGGTAGCTCTCGTCCGGGTAGTAGCCCGCAAGTCGCCACGCGCGAGCCTCGACCGCCCCCTCGCTGACGTGCGCCTGGCCGGTGTCGACAGCGGTCGTGTGGTCGAACTGCACCACCCGCTCGAAGTGTGGCGAGGTCATCGACTGTGGATTCACTGGCATCACCCAGGAGCCAAGGCCGCCGGGGGCGAGATCCTGCAGCACCCAGCGCCCCGTCGAGTTCGGCACGATCATCGGACTGACGTCCGCAGGCAACGCCGCGGGCAGCGCGGCGGGAGCCCTGAGAGCGACGAAGGTGCCACTCCCAACGCCCGTTGTCGCGTCGGTGACGGTCAGCGTGTACGTGCCGGCCGCAGGCGCTGCAACGCGGCTGATCGGCACGGGCACCCGGGGCAGCTCTCCGTCAACGTCCGCGGTTGCGCGCCACACCTCGACTCCATCCACCTCGAAGATCACCTCGCCGAGCGGAGTGGCTGCAGCGACGTCGACCCGCAGCGACGCGGGGGCGCGCTCGATGGTGGGGTCCAACACGTTGACGTAGATGGCCGGCGTAACACCCAGATCACCCTCGCCCACGACGAAGGGGATCGACTGAGTCTCACCTGCTACGACGGTCATCAGGGCGTCCCGAGAGTTGCGGCGACAAGCCCCCCGGTGGCCACGGTGTAGACCAGGTTGGCTGCGCTAGTCACCTCGACCGGGGCGAAGGTGTCCACCGCAAGGAGTGGGTCCGCCGAAGCCACGCCGGTGGAGACGTAGAAGACGATCCCGCCAACGAGCGGGATGTCGGCGAGTCCGAACGTCACGTCGTCGCAGTTGAGTACGACCCGGTCGCTCATGGCGTCGTAGGTGACCACCACTCCAGTGACCCCGACCCCGCCAGGGGTGTAGCCCGAGCCGGACACCTCCGTGAAGATCGAAGAACGAAACTGATGATCTGGCTCGAAGGTGAAGGTCTCGTCGACCAGCAGCGCCTTCACCGTCTTCCCGGACAGATAGTCCCCCAGGGCCTGGGCGACCCATGAACCGTAGACACCCATCGCTACCTCCTACCTGTGCCTGGGCCGCGAGCCGGTGGTGCGGGCGTACTCGCCCACCACCTCGCGCAGGATCTTCTTCACCATGCCGACGTCGGCACCGTCGATGTTGATGTTGGTGATGCTCTGGCCGGTCGACGCGCCACCCTGCTGCCAGTAGTTCGTCCAGCCCTGCTGGCCGCTGAGCCCGGTGGCCTGACCCATCTCCTCGACGCGCCGGCGGATCTGGTACGGCGTCGGCAGGTTGATGTCGCCGAAGTTCCACTGCCCCTGCATCGCCTCGGCGGCCGACTGCAGCAGCTGGTCGATCTGGTTGAGCTGCTGCTGCTGCTGGTAGGAGCGGTCCTTGATCCGGTTCAGCCGGCGCCGCTCGTTCTCCAGGTAGTTGATGTAGGCGCGGTGCGAGATGCGGCCGAGCTCCTCGGCGACCGTGACCGCGTCGAGCCGCTGCTGGAACTTCTGGGCCTCCAGGTCGGCCTGGGCCTGTCGGACGTCGAGCTTGCTCTGCGCGACCACGTCCTCGCCCTTGCCGCGGTTCGAGCGGAGCTGCTGCTCGGCGGCCCGGAGCGCCACGCGGGCGGTAGCCAGCGGGTTGGTGATGTCGATGCCGAGCATCATCTTGGTGTTGCGGTACTCCAGGATGGCGTCGGTCAGCGAGTTCCGCGCCGCAAAGTACTGCCCGAGCGCGTCGTAGTAGGCGACGGTGCCCTTCTTGGCCTCGGCCATGGCGGCGCGAGCCGCGGAGATCTCGGCACGAGCCGCAGCGATGCTGGACTCCGACCGCACGGCGTACGCCGCCTGGGCAGCGGCAGCCCGCTCGGCCGCGGTCTCCTTGTCCTTCGCTGCCGCCTCGCCCGCGCTCGGCGGGGGCTTGTAACCAGGCACGTCGGAACCGCTGGTGTAGACGTCATCCTCGCGCGACCCGGCGGTCGGGGTGTTGTTGATGACGTCGAGCAGCCCCTGGTTCTCCGGAGTGACGGTCGGCTGCAGGCCGGGGCCCTGGCCGCCACGCACGAAGTCGAGGTTGCTCAGCGCGCCCTGCGCCTCGCGCTGCACCTGCAGCATCTCCAGACGGATCTGGTTGGCGGCCCGGGCGGCGTTGATGGCCTCCTGGATCATCTCTCGGGCGATGCGCAGGGCCGCGCTGCCCGCCTGTCCGATGATCTGGGCGAGCAGATCCTGGTTGCCTCCGCGGATCGCGGCGCGGAGCTCGCGGCGCAGGAAGGATCGGCCGATCCGCGCTACCTCGGCGCGCGAACGCGCGTTCTGCTGTGCGACGCGGCGGGCGTTCTCCAGGCGGTTGAACTCCATCTCGGCGAGCTGGCGTTCGGCCGAGGCGAGGGCGGCGAGCATCTGCGGGGTGCCCCCGCCCGCGGTGCGCCGGATCGTGGCCCGGATGGTCCGGATCAGCCGCCGGCCCTCGGCGACGCGGCCGGAGTAGTCGGTCTCGGGCAGTGAGTCGACGAGCGCTGCGGACTCGTTCATGAGCGCCGCGATCGCAGCGTCACCCTCGGCCTGCGTGAGTCGCAGGCCCTTCTGGAGCGCCACGCGGAGGCCGCGGGTCTGACCAAGCAGGTAGCGCCGGACGCGGCCGATCATGACCTCCTGCACCTTGGCCACGTCCTCGGCGCTGAGGCCGCCCTCGCCGATGGCGTCCTCGCTGAGCGAGTTGGCGGTGTCGCCGACGACCTGCTGGGCGATCTCGTTGATCTTGCCGCGGTCGAGCTCGCCGAGGTCGGTGATGCCGGCCAGCTGCTCGCGCAGGCGACCCTCGACATCGCTCTGGGTGAGCGCCTTGGAGATCAGGTCGCCGGTGATGTCCTTGTACTCGCGGTCCTCGATCAGCGGCCCGGTGCCCGAGTAGGTGAGCAGCGACCCGAAGATCTCCTTCATGCCCGGCTCGGAGCGCAGGACGCGGCCGTACTGCTGCCCGGAGATCGCCTCGAAGACGCCCTGGGCGTTCTCGCCCGCGAACAGGCGGCGGTCGAAGCCCTGCTCAGCGGTGCGGGCGGCGTCGGCGGTCCCGAGCAGGGCGGCCTGCAGCGCGTCGAGGCGCTCCCGGGCGGTGCCCCCGGAGGCGCTGATCAGGTCGAGGCTCTGGGCGAGTCCGTCGGCGTCGAACGACTCGATCAGCGGACGCTCGGGCTCGACGTAGAGCTGCTCGGCGCGCCGGGCGACCCGCTCCAGGCGGGCGGCCTCCTCGGAGAGCGCGCTGGCCATGTCGAGCGCCTCAGAGCGCTGGGAGCCGCCACCGACGATCCGGGCGGCCCAGCCGGAGGCGGCCTCGCGCTGGGCTGCGGCCTGGGCGGTGAGCTCGGCCGCGCGGGTCCGGTAGCTGTCGGGGCCCGCGCCGGGGGCGAGGTCGCTGTTCTGGAGTGCCTCGGATGCGCTCTCCTGGGCCTCCCGGAGTCGCCGGGAGGAGCCGGCCAGCTCGCCGACGGCGTACAGCCCGCCGACGGCGGCTGCGATCGGCAGGATGCCACCGCCAGCACCGAGCAGTGCGCCAGCGCCGGCGGCGAGGCCAGCACGGGAGGCGAGCGGGGCCACGGCACCACCAGCGGTCGCGATGCCCATCCGGCCGGCCGCGATGGGGACGCCACCGGCGTACATGCCGCCAGCCGAGCGGAACAGCGCGGCGTTGCCGAGCGCGCCGCTGGCAACGCTCGTCAGCGCGCCGCCCCGGGCCGCGAGGGCGAGGGCGACCAGTCCGGCAGCCGCGGCCTTCAGGGGTCCGTCCAGCTCGTTCCACAGGCGGATCAGCTCGGTGGCGCCCTCGATGAGCTCGCGGAAGACCAGCACACCGACGCCGAGCACCTCCAGCAGCCCGGACTGGCCGAGCACGGAGGCGAACTCCTTCATCGAACCGAGCGTGACCTGCAGCTGACCGCCGATGTCGCCGAGGCGCATCTGGGTGGCACGGTCCGCAGCACCGGTGGCGTCGGTGCGGGCGTCTCGCGATGCCTGTCGCACGGCCTCGTAGTCCTGCAGCAGGGCGATGGCGGCGTTCTGGACCTTGCCGCGACCGAAGGCGGCGGAGATCTCGGCGCGCTCCTGGTTCGTGGCCTCCTGGTAGACCCGAGCGAGCGCGTCGATCTGGTCGGCGAGCGTCAGCGTCGGGTCGATGCCGTACTTCCCGGCCACCGAGGTCAGCGACCCCTCGCCACCGCGGGAGAAGATCTGCGCCATGAAGCCCGCGACGGCGGCCGGAGTCTGGCCGGTCCGAGAGATCATGTCCGCGGCGATCGCGGAGACCTCCTCCTGCGAGAAGCCGGCCGCCCGGCCCACGGTGCCCGCCTGGGCGACCGTCTCCAGCGTCTGACCGGTGCCGATACCGAAGACCCGGGAGAAGTAGGCGTCGAGATCCGCGACGCGGTACTGCCCGGCGGCCCCCATGCCGAACGCCTGCGTGATCGCGGCGACGTTCGCCTGGATGTCGGAGGCCTGCATGCCGGAGTTGAACGCGATCTTCGAGACCGTCTCGGCACTCATCTGGGCGATCCGGTCCTGCGTCGCCTGGTCGGCACCGGTGGCGCCGTACAGCCCGATCGACCGGGCGCCGATCTCGATGCCCGCCGACGGGCCGAAGCCGTAGTTCGCCGACGACTCGCCGAGCTTGTTCGCGAGCTCGGCCGCGGCTTCGACGGAACGGCCGGTGGCGAGCCGGAGCTCGGTGATGCCCTGCTGGAAGGCGATGCCCTCCTGCAGCGTGGCCTGGAAGGTCTGCGTGATCCCGAACAGCAGCTTGTAGGCGGTGCCGTAGAAGATCGAGAACTTGAACGCCTGACCGATCTGCTCGGCGTACGGTCGGTCGCCGCGTCCGTGGAAGCCGGTCATGAAGTCGCCGCGGAACGACCCGCTGCCACCGGAGCCGAGGCTGGTGGCAGCAGACTCCAGTGCGGCGACCCGGGAGCGAGCGCTGGCGAGCTGGTTCGAGGCGTTGATGACGCGGCGCTGGGCGGCCATGACCTGCTCGGCGGTCCGGGTCTCCGACTGCAGCACCCGGGCGTACGCCATCTGCGCCGACTCCAGGGCGATGCCGGCCGAGGTGACGCCGGCCTGCGCGCGGCCGAGCGCGGTGGTCGGCACGCCCGGCGTCCCGAAGCCGGCCGCGGCCCGGTCGGCGGCCTGCTGGCTCGCGGTCTGCCGCTGGAGGGCGGCGGTGGCGGCGTCCTCGGCGTCCTTGCGGCGCTGCATCGCGAGGATCGTCTGCCCCCGGGTGTTGAACTCCCGGTCCATCATGCGGCGGTCGTTGCGCTCGCGGTCGAGGATCGCGTTGATCTCGCGACCCATCGCCTGCATCTGCCGGTTGGCGAGGTTCGCCTCGCTGGTGGCCTGCCGCTCGGCCTGGGCGGCGTGCTTCTCCTGAGCGGCGGCGAGACGTCGGTTGGCCTGCTCGACGCGCTGCGTGGAGGCCAGGAGGGCGTCCTGGCGCTCGTACTTGTTGGCGAAGCCACCCTCGCTGCCCAGCGGCTTCGCGGCCTTCCGCTCGGTGGCGGCCTGTGCGAGGTGGGCCCGGGTCAGCGCGATCTGCTCGGCGAGGTAGCGGCTGGTGTCGGTGGGCGCGGTGCTGCGGACCGCGGCCTGGTCGACCGGGCGCATCGACTGGAACAGCGGGCTGTTGCGGACGTCGGCGCCGACCGCGCGCTGGACCTGCGCACGGAGCTCGTTGCCGAAGTTGACCGCCATCTGCCGGTCGAACATGCCGACCGGGACGGCCGAGGCGCGCCGGAACACGTCGGTGATCTGGTCGGCCGTTCGAGCGGCCTGCTGCACCGCGTCCCCGGGGTTGAACGCCATCCCGACGATGACGTTGAACCGGCGCACATCGCCCGCCATGTCAGTCCCCTCTCAGCTCCCGTGCCAGCTCGTTGCCGGTCATGTCCGCGTCGTCCGCAGCCTCGACCGGCTGCATCCCGTTCTCTCGGCGCTGCTTGACCGCCTCGAACCACTCCTCCAAGCGCTGGGGGTGGTGCCAGATGTTCTCGCTGGGTACTTCGTCCTCCGGCGCGGAGAAGTAGCCGAGCACCCGCAGCGCCTCGGCCACCGCGATCGTCAGCTCGTGGGGGGCTCGGAGGGGGCTACCTCCGGGGAAGATCCCTGTGACGTCGCCTCCGGCTGCCTTGCAGGCTCCGACGACGCGGAGGAACTCGCCGGAGCGTCCGAGTTTCCCGCTTCACGCTGCGGGACGGTGATCTCGTCGAGCGTCTCGATGCACCTCGCCATGATCGTGTCCGGGAGCATCCGGACCTCGGCGCGATCCTCGACGAGTCGCTGACTGTGGTCGCAGGCGCTGTGGTCCCAGACCTTGCCGGGCCGGGCGCCGGTGGAGACGTCCTGGGCCTTGCACTCGCGCAGCGCGTAGAACAGCTGGGTGTTGCGACGCTCGGCCATGAACACGTCGAGCGTCTCGCGCTGGCGCCAGTTCTCGATGAACGCCCGTTCCAGCGCCTCGCGCTCCTCGGCGCGGGCGTCCTCCAGCGCGCGGCTCCGCAGCTTCTTGGTTCGGTCGGCGAGGGCCTGCATCCAGGCGGCCTGCGCGTTCATCAGCTCGGTGCGCCGCGGGTCGTCCTCAGCGACTCCAGCCTCGTCGAGCAGCTGCGGCATCCGGGTGATGGTCTCCAGCAGCTCGCGCTGCTCGGGGTCGGCGTAGTGGTCGTTGTACGCCTCCAGGTCGATCTCGTCCGCCTTCTGGCCGACGTAGTTCTTGGCGAGCTGGTCGTCGTCCCACAGCGCCATCTCGGCGACGATGCCGGCACGCTCGGGGTTGTCCTCCTTGCCGAGCTCGACCATGCGGAGACCGCGGCGGGCCTGGCCGTCGCGGCGGGCCTCCTCGACCTCGAAGGAGTTCAGCTTGTTGACCCAGATGACGACCGGCTGCCCGGCCTCGTCGTCACCGAGGTAGACCTCGGTGCCCTCCACGAACAGGTCCGTGACCCGCCGCAGGCGCTCGCTGATGTTCATGGTGCTCCTGTCCTAGTCCTGTTCCATTCCAGTCCCGAATCGGGACCGCCCCGGAGCCCTCTCGGGTGGGCTCCGGGGCGAGTTCCAGCTGTCCGATCAGCGCTCGAAGACGAGCAGGCTGCCCTCGTCGGACTCGAAGGGCACAGTGACGGTCGCCTTCTGCGCCGCGCGACCCTGGTAGCCCGGGGTGGTGAACCGGGCGTCCGGGACGTGCAGGCGCTTCAGGACGGCGCCGGTGTCGGGGTGCTTGATCAGGATGTCCAGCGGCAGCGGGACCGCGCTGGACGGACCGAGCACCTTGGTCGCGTCGGCGACGCCCTGGAACTTCCGGATCAGCGCCGTCAGGTCCGCGGGGTCGCGCGGCTTGATGTCCACCGAGCCGGTCACCGCGGGCACGTCGAGGTGGTCCTGGGCCACGGCGTAGTGGTTGCCCAGCTCCTCGTCGCGGTCCAGGGTGACGCGCCAGTCGACGCCGACCGACTGCACCGACGCCAGCTTGTTGACCGCCGAGCCGGCGTGGTCAGCCGGGTCGTAGCCGCCGACGTAGATCTCGATGTCGCGACCCTTCACGGCCGCCGGCTTCACCGCCGGGTCGGCGTGCACCGACTGGTCGTAGGTGAGCACGTCCGGCGAGGCGTAGACGACCCGGACCATCTCGGTGGTCGCCACGGCCTCGTCGAGGGTGACCGTGGTGACGGCCGCGCCGCCGGCGACCGCGCCGTACGCCTCGGTGTAGTCGGCGCCGAACGCGAGCCGCTTGCTGCCCGCAGTGATCGACAGGATGCGGCGGGCGTCGCCCTCGGCCACCTCGAACGCCGGGTGGTCGGTGACGATCTCCTGGTCCGCCGTGCCGGTGCCGGCGACCTCCTGGACGTAGACGCCGCCCGGGCTGTAGAAGATCGAGTCGCCGCGGAAGTTCACGGTCTGCGTGGCGTTGTCCCGCAGGCCGAACCGGTACGACACCGACTCCAGGTTGAGGTACGGGATCGCGACGCCGCAGACGACGCGGAACGGCTCGGCCGCGTCACGACCGGCCTTGAACTGGCTGGCGAAGTCGGTGGGCTTGGCCAGCGCGAGGTCGATGCCGCCGACGGTGATCCGCAGGTCGGCACCGGTGACGGCCCCGACGGACGGGTCTGCGAGCTCGGCCTCGGTGGCGCTGGTGACGGTGTCGATGGTGGTGACGAGGTCGCCACCGTTCGCACCGGCGCCGGCCACGACCACCTGGCGGCCCACGTCGTCGGACGTGAACGCTGCAGTCAGCGAGGTGAGCGTGTTGTCGGCCACGGTCATGTCGGCGTCGGAGACCTCTCGGCCGCCGTACGCTCGCGTGATCAGCGCCTCGATCTCGGTGGAGACGTCGAGCGACTCCAGCGAGAACGTCAGGTCCGGGGTGTCCCGGATGGTGGCGACGCTCTTGTAGTTGCCGAGCTCGTTGATCTTCTCGGTCGGGATGTTCAGCTGACCGGGGCCACCGGTCTGGACACGGTCGATCACCGAGACGCCGTTGCCGACGTGCAGGATCTGACCACCCTTGATCGCCATCGAGGCTCCTCTCCTTGGGCGTAGCGCCCAGACGGCGCCTTCAGGGGTGACTTCGACCAAGCCCCCGGCGAGTGCCAACGCCGTTGGAACGCCCGTTCAGATCGTCAGCGCATCCCGTAGAAGTACGGCGGGGTCGACGGCGAGAGTCCGCGGGAGAAGACCCGGTCGAACCAGCGCAGCGCACTGGCCACGGCGTACTCGTTGAGGTTGCCCTCGCGGGCGACCTCGGCGTAGATGTTGGCGGGCTGGATCTCGCGCTTGACCACGAAGTTGTCGTTCAGCGGCATCGTCCAGTACCAGCGGAGCTTGCCGCCCTGCGCGTTCCAGGGGCCGCCGGCGAGCGGCTGGGGCTGCGGTCCCGGGGTGCGCGTGGGGGCCCAGCCGACGATGCTGCCGCCGAACCGGCCACGCAGCTGCATGCCGGCGAACGGGCGTCGCCAGACCGCGGCCGAGCCCTCCTCGAAGGTGCGCCAGTACCGGGCGACCGACTTGTCCAGCCAGTCCGGGCGGCCGACGCCGACGTAGTACTGGTCGACGAGGATGTTGCGGGCGTCGATGGTGCTGCGCAGCAGTCGTCCGGTGGAGACGTTGGGCCGGCGGCCGAAGGCGATGTGGTTGCGCATCCGGAGCGCGACCTGGGACTGCAGGCTGATGGCGTAGCGCTGGTTGCGGTCCCGCATCTCTTGCACGCCGGCCGAGGTGTACTGGCCGAGCTCGTTGCGCAGGTTCGGAGTCTCGTCGACCCGGAGGCGGATCTCAGCGCTCGGCATGGTCCACCTCGCGACGCAGGTCGGCGAGCGCGCCCTCCATGCGCGCGAGCACCACGAGCGCCTCGTCGTTGAGCACGCTGCCGTCAGCGACGGACGCCTTCACGATGTCGAGGCAGGTGTCGTGGTACTGCCCGAGCGCCCCGATCACCTTGGCGCGCAGATCGGCGCACTCGGCCGGCGGCAGGTGCGGGTAGACCTTGGTCTCGATGTGGCGCATCAGGTTGCCCACGGCCCGCTTGCGCTGCTCGTTCAGCAGGTTCTTGATGAACTGCATCAGTAGACCACCTCGGGGAAGTACGCCGACGCGGTCACCTTCACCACCTGCCAGGGCAGGGTGAAGCGCTGGTCCGGAGTGACGCGCTCGACGTCGTCGAACTCCAGCTTCCAGCCCGCGACGACCGCGTCGGTGGCCTGGTTGGTGACGGGCAGCCAGCGCTGCGTGCCCGCCAGGCGGCCCATGAAGATGTCCCGGATGTCGCAGGCGAGCGCAGTGCACACGCCCTCGGACTCCTGGAAGATGTCGATGAAGAAGGGGTACTCCTGCAGTGACAGCGGACCGCCGAGCTCCTCCTCCTCGGGGGCCAGCTCCGGTCCGAGGGTGATCGTGACGACGCCGGCGGAGATACCCTCGACGAGCTTCTCGCCCACGATCGAGGCGCTCGTGCGCAGGTCGACGGCGGGCGCCCCGAACGGCGTGTTCGCCTCGTCGGTCCAGTTCAGGGCGTCGAGCTGGGCGCGCAGGTAGTCGGCCACCGAGTGGTGGACGTGTCGAGAGGCGTGTCGCAGCCAGGTCATCGCTCGTCCTCCGCTCTGCACCAGACCATCCAGAAGTCGAGGCTGCCGAGTGCCACCGGCGGCTCGACGCGGGCCCGGATGTACTTGTCACCACCGGCGACCACGTAGGCGAAGTCCTTCACCTGCTGCCACTCCGGATCCTGCAGGGTGACCCGGATCTTGGTCGGCGTGATGACGCCGAAGGTCTCGATCACTCCGGTGGCGTCGTAGTACTCGACCGCGCACGGCACGGTGAGCTTGTCGGGGCTCGCCTCGTTCGTCGGACGCTCGCTGGGGTCGAACGGGACACCCTCGTCGTCCGCCGGCCCGGTCGGGGCGCTGCGGGCCACGAAGTAGAAGGTCGCCTGGTCCTCGGTGCGCGTGGGCGCGCCGAACTCCATCGCCTGCAGCAGACCCCTCCGGATCTCGTCGGCGTTGAACCCGGGAGGCAGTTCCTTCGGCACGGGCTACCCCCGGTACTCGTAGGCGTAGAGACCGCCGGCGCGCTCGATGCTGCCCCCGCGGGCGATGTACCCGTCGAAGACGGTGGCGAGTCCGGCCGAGGCGCGCGCGGCCTTGTCGGCGTTCTCGATGATCTTGTCCAGCCGGCCGGTGAGGTAGTCGAGCTCGGCCTTCAGCATGGAGGCGGCCTTGGTGGTCTCGAACTCGACGGGCCCAGCCTTGTAGCGCTGGCCGCTGTTGATGTTCCGCAGCTGGGACCGGAGGATCCGGATCGAGGTGAGGATCACGACCACCGCGGTGCCGGCGAGCGACAGGTCCGGGTCGGTCTCGTAGTCGAGGCTCGGCGCCGCGCCGACCTGGGTCAAGGTGACGTCGGGGAAGAAGCCAGCGAGGCGGGCCTCGGCGAAGCCGTCCGCGAGGCTGCCCAGCAGGTCTGCATTACTCGTGTCGGGGAAGACGTCCGGAAACGTCCCGGGCACCGCGAGCTCACGCTTCAGGGGCTCGATGAGCGTGCTGAGGGCCGTCATGACTCAGACTTCGACCGGGCAGCACACAGCCCCCGCGGACGTCTTCCCCAAGCCGTCTACGGGGGCTGTGTGCGATCGTGGGCCTCGGCCTAAACCCTCACCTGCCGAGCGGTGCGCTCCCTATCCGTTCGTGCACTAGGTTCCCAGTCGGCGCCAGTCCCGGGGGTTCCCCCAGCCCATTGGGGGAGGCCCGGCGCCTTCCCTCCCAAGAGCGGCCGTGGCGACGGGGGACGTCACCGCTCTCGGGAGGGAGTCTTCAGAGCCAGATCCAGTCGGTGCGGACCCAGTTCAGGTGATCCGGCTGGAGCATCAGCAGGCCCGCGTAGCCCTGCGCCTTGCCGTTGACCTGCGCGAGCAGCTCGGACGCGGTGCCCTTCTCGTTCGCCTCCCGCCACTCCGGCGAGGTGATGGCGAAGCGCCGCGTGTGCTCGGGCATGGGCTGACCGGGGATCAGTCCGGCGAGCACCTCGACGATGACCCGGGCCGAGACGGTCTCGGGGTGGGCCTCGCTCACTGCGGGGCGCCCTGCATCTCGCGGTAGGTCGGGGTGTCCCCGCCGATCGGCCAGGTCTCCTCGATGTGGCTGTTGATGAAGACGACCTGGCTGGTCTTCGCGTCCCGCTCGGCGGCGAGCACCTTCAGGCGACGGACGTTGACCTCGGAGAGCGCCCGGACGGCGTCGGCGAAGTCGTCGCCCTCGAACTCGAAGGTGGCGGCGAGCTCGTCGTCGCTCAACTCCTGGTCGGAGGGGCGCGACGACGGGGCCGCGGAGCCCTCCCCGTCACCGGACGGCTCCTCGGCCGGCTTCCGGTTGATGTGGAGCAGCATCCCGTTGCGGAACGGGTTGTTCTGCTGATCCCGGATGCGCTCCTCGTTGATCGCCCGCTCCTCGGCGGTGACGCGGAGTCGCTGGCCCTTGCCGAGGATCGACTGGGTACGCTCGCGACCGCGGTCGTCGATCGTGGTGACGGCGATTCGGCCGGGGATCGTGGACTCCCAGATCTCCTTGTCGGCCGGAACCATGGGCTGCTGCGTCATCGTGCCTCCTTGGCGCGGGTGGGGATGAGCCTCATTCAACCCCACCCGTCAACACCTTTCGGGACGAATCACAGGCGTGGAACTTTTCTGGCACCGTCAACGGGCGTTCGGGCCGCCGACCAGCCAGATGATGAACCAGACCACCACGACGCCCGCGAGCACGATCAGCGCCAGCTCGCTGGCCGACGCCCCCCGCTCACCCCGGTGCACGCCCGGCTGGTTGCCGCCGGCGGCCGAGAGGAACGGGAAGAAGCGCTGCAGGAAGTCCTCGACCTGCGGCAGCGCCATGACTCGGGTGACGGCGGCAGCCACGGCGAGCATGCCGGCGAGCCATGGGTAGACCTCCGGCTCCAGGCCGGTCGCCTCGACGATGAACGGCAGCAGCGCGGCGAAGCCGATGACGCCGGCGAACGCCGTGCGCAGGGTGGCGCGCCACGGGCGACGGACCTGGGTCGGCTGGACCGCGGCGAGCGAGACGACCGCACCGGTGGGCGACTCGCCTTCCGGGACTGCGGCGTGCACCACCTCGGCGGCCTTCGGCGCGACGGTGGGCTGCAGCAGCGGGGTGTGCTGGGGCTCTCGGTACTGCTCCATGGGTGTCACTCCTCCTCGGCGAGGGACTCCGGGCTCTCCGGGGTCTCGGTGGCGAGCTGGTCGCGCAGGCGACGGATCTGCGTCCTGGTGGCGTCGTCCTTGGCCTGCTCGGCGATCTCGTCGAGGGCGGCCAGCGTCTTCTGGTGTCGCTGGGCGGCCGTCTTCCGGAACCGCTCGTCACGGGCGAGCAGCCGGTCGAGCTTGCGGTCCATGCCGTTCAGCTGCTTCTCGTAGTCGGCCATCGGATCCTCCTCAGTCATCACGAACCAGGGTCGGTTCGAGTCGAAGCCGGCCGCGTCGATGGCGACCGACAGGTGCAGGTGGTGCGTGTGCGGGTTCGGGCCGGAGTAGTCGCGCCAGCCCTCGTGGCGGCGGTCGAAGCTGTAGATCCGCCCGTTCCAGATGACGTAGGCGCCGGACCGCAGGGCCGGGTGGCCGCCCAGGGCGATCAGCTCCGTCAGCGCCTTCGCGAGCTTGTGGCAGTCCAGGCCGCCGGCCACGTCGTGCGTGAAGTCCCGGGCCCGGACGATGCCCTGGCCGCCGTGGATCACCCACGGGTTGTGGTCGGAGTCCCTGCTGGCGTGAGCGGCGTCGCCGATCGAACCGTCGGAGGCCTTGTTGCGGGCGGGGGCTGCGGCGTTGATCTCGCCGAGCAGGACGTCGAGCGAACGGGCTACGCGCCAGGACATGGAGCACCTCCTATGGATCCAGCGAGTACTTCGACCCCGATGGCCCAGACGGGCTACCCCAGGCATGCAGAAAGCCCCCCGGCCGGAGCCGGGGGGCTTTCCTGCTGTGACCCTCACCCAAGAGTGAGGGTAGCGGGTCAGACGGTGCCGTCGACGATGCGACGCGCCCGCTGCGGGGCGTACACCAGGCCACCGCAGTCCATCCGCGAGCGGATGTGGCGGTAGTCGACCGTGTTCTCGGCCCAGGACTTCGTGATCATCCCGCCGTACTTGGCGAAGACGCCGACGGTGCCGCCGAACACCCAGAGCTCGTTCTCCGGGATGTACGACTGGTCGTTCTCGTCGGTGTAGTTCTGGATCCGGACCACGTTGGCACCGCGGTAGACGCCGAGGCGGCCCATGCGGCGGATCTCCGCGGTGGCCTCGGGGTCGAACAGCGCCGCCGCGTCGGTCACGACGTCCGAGATCTTGTCGATCATGGTCGCGCGACCGAGGATCGTGATCGGGGGCATCGTGCCGTTGTTCGGCTTGACCTGGTCGGCCACCTCGCGAATCGCGGTGTCCAGGATGTCCTTCGTGAGGCCAGAGGTGGCGTTCACGTAGTACGGGCTGGACGACGGGATCGCGAACTGGAGCAGGTTGAACATGCGGCGGTTGACCTCAGCGTCGAGCCGCTGGTTGGCGAGCTCAGCGAGCTGCTCCAGGGTCTCCGCGTAGTTCGCACGCAGCTTGTCCTCGAACTCCGAGACGTGGAAACCGACGGTGTCACGAGGGATCGTGAACCGCTCGGTCTTCAGCTGGGTCTCGTCGATGTAGCCGCCACGGGCGGTCCAGAAGACGTTCAGGCCCCGGCGCTCAACGATCTCCACGCTGTCGAACTCGCCGACGTTGCGGACCTCGAAGTAGGTCGGGAACAGGTTGTCGAACTGGAAGCCGTAGTCCCAGCGCTCGCTGAGGATGGCCGCCTGCTCGCGGTGCCAGGACTCGTTGTCCCAGTTGTCCTTGGCCTCCTGGTTGAGCGCGGCCTTGGCGCGCTCGTACTTCTCCAGGTCGGCCGCGCGGGGGCGACCGAACGGGTCGAGACCGGCCCGGGCCGCCATCAGGTCGTCGATGGTCTTAGCCATGGTGGGTTGCCCCCTCTCAGAACGTGACGACTGCTTCGCAGTAGTCGGTGGACGTGGCGGTCACGGTCAGCCAGCCGGGCGTGTCGACGTCCGACTTCACCCACTTGCTGCCGTCCCACCCGAGCTGGTCGCCGACGTTCACGCCGGTGAGGTCGACCATGGTGACCGCGGCCTTGGAGCGGGTGCCCCGGGAGTACGCGGCCGTGTTGCGGAACCAGACCTTGGTGCCGACGCCCGCCCAGATCACGGAGAGCTGGTCGAGCTTGGCGAGGCCGAGGTCGTAGGAGTCGTGGCCCGGCACGTCGAAGGTGCCGATCACCTGGAGGTGCGACTCCTCCTGGACGAGCAGGCCGCGGAGACCCGACACCGGAGCGGCGTCGGCAGCGGACTGCTTCATGTAGCCGGGCTCGGCGGGGTCGATCTCGACCGCGGTGCCGATGCGGAGCGGGTTGCCGGTGGCCGGGGTCTTGAAGCGGCCCTCGCGGGTCGCCATCGACTCGTCGGACCGGCGGAACCCGAAGTTGAGGCCGTAGTCGGAAGCCATGGGTCAGTCCCCCTTCGGCTGGAAGCGCCCGAGGAACAGCTCCTTGGCGGCGGAGGGCTTGCCCTCGTCGGCCGTGGAGCTGCCCGCGCCGGCCATGGCCGTCTCGCGGGGGGCGGTGCTGGACGTGGTGGTCTTGCTCGGCGCGGTGGCCTTCAGGTCGTCGAGGTAGCCCTCGAAGCCCTCGTCGGACATCGCGACGATGCGCTCGACGCGCTTGTCGTCGGCGAAGAAGTCGTCGCCCAGGTGGGCGGCCACCTCCTTCACCTGGCCCAGGCGGGCCTCCTTGCGCTGGGCGGCAGCCTCGCGCTCCTCGACCTCCGTGCGGAAGTCGGTGAGCTCCTGCTTGGCCTGGTCGCGCTCCTGCTCAGCCGCGGCCTTGGCACTCTCGGCGACGTCGAGCTTGTTCTGCAGCTCGTTGCGCTCGGTCGTGAGAGTCTCGACGGTGCCGGTCAGCTCCGCCGTCTCCTTCGTGACCCGATCCGCAAGGATCGCGAGGTGCTCGTCCTCGGTGAACGTCTTGGGGTCAGCCATGCCTCTCCTCCTCACTGCTCATCTGGGGTCGAGGCGGGCTCGACCTGCGTTCAGTGGGTCACTTCGGCAGCGAGGGGGAGACCCGCAACAGAACGGGCGTTGAGGAAACAGCTGGGTACGTCTTGACCCGCCTTGGGGTCGGATCAGAACGCGCGTTCCCGTGGCGGCGGTTCGCCAGGCAGCTTGGCGGGTTAAGGCGTCGGGTCAGTCGCGGTTGGCCCAGGCGAGCACGGCGGTCGCCAGTCCCATGGCCTGCTCCTGCGTGCGGTTGCCGGCGGCCAGGCCGTTCTCCTCGGCGAGCGACGCGGCCTGGCGCAGCACCTCAGCATTGGCCTGGTGCCACCCGGGCCGGATCGGCGGAACGACGACCGCGCCACCGAGGAAGATCGGGTCGACGAACTGCCGCACCGCGGAGCGCTCGCGCAGGTGGGTGCAGCACTTCCCGGCGTCGTAGTCGCCGTAGGAGAAGGTCTCCCCGCAGCCCGGCCGACCCGGAGTGTCGACGCAGGCGACCTCGCGGCTGATGCACTCCATCGAGTAGTAGAGCTCGCCGTCGTTGGCGGCCTTCTCGATGGTCTGCGCCTCCCGGGGGAACAGGAAGCGCCACACCGCGGCCGTGGCCGACAGGTGGGCGTTGACGCCCTCGGCGGCCTTCTCCGCGCCGACCAGCTGGCCGTCGGTGAGGCAGCCGATGATGTGGGTCTCGTCGTGGAGCCAGTTCAGCGGGCCGCCGGCGACGGTGTTCTCCCCGAGCCGCAGGTCATCGCTGGACCACAGCGCGCCGTTGCCGTTGGGGGTGTCGGCGCCGACGAACCGGCCGCGCAGGTACATGAAGCCGGGGTTGGTCATCGCGATCTCGCGCAGCGGCGCGGTGATCACGGTGCGCCCCGAGTCGGCGTGCACGACGAACGCCTTCTCGACGCTCACCTGGTCATCGGCCGGGGTGACAACGGGCGTTACCGCCTTGGTGCCGTAGCGCTCCCGAAGGTCGCCCAGCAGGTCGAGCTTGCTCATGGTCAGTCCTCACTCGTCGATCGGGTGCCCCGGCTGGTGCGCCGGCCGCTCTGTCCCTGCGGGCTCTGCGGGGACTCGCCGCCCCCGGCCGGCCGCCCGCCCCTGGCCCCGGAGACCTGCGACGCCTCCCCTTCCCCTTCGTCCCCGTCGCCGCCCATGTCGGGGGACGAGAAGGGCACCTGGGTCTTGAAGATGTCGTCGTAGACCTCCTCCTCGAACTCCCGGCGCAGCGCCTCGACGGCCTGGTCGAACCCGAAGTACTCCAGCGTCGACTCGCGCGACAGGTCGCGGGTCGAGCGCAGGGTGAGGATCGACCGGGCGATCTCGGCGTCGGAGTCGAGCTGGACGTTGCGCGGGGTGAAGACGAGGTTCGGCTCGTTCTCGAAGATCCCGTCGTTGGCCGGGTGGTCGATGATCCGACGGGCCAGCTGCTCCTCCAGGGCCCGCTTCATCATGTGCCGGCGACCCTCCAGCTGGCGGGCGACGCCTCGGGCCGGGCTGATTCCGGTCTCGCGCCGCTCGCTGCTACCGCCGGTGCCGATCGCGCCGAGCGCTCGGGCGATGAGCCGCCGGTCGAGCGTGTCGTACTTGCTCGACTCCAGAGTGTGGTCCTGGTCGGGGGTGATGATGTCGATGGTGAGCCGGTGGTCGCCGACCACGACGGGCAGCTTCGCGACCACCTTGAAGTTGTCCTTCAGGTTGTCGATCTCCTCCTGCGTGGCCGGCTCGTCCTTGGAGCCCTGGCGGACCAGCAGGATGAAGTTGGCAGCGCCCACGAGGCTGACCCGGTCGGCCTCCATCAGCTGCAGCTTCAGGTCGAGCAGCTGGAACGTCGACTTCAGGCGCACTGCGGCGAACCGGTCGTAGGAGGCCTTGGTCCGGGTGATCCGGAACACCGAGGCGGGGTTGAGCAGCAGCAGGCGCCGGTGGTCGATGCCCATGGCGTCAAGCTCGTTGATCTCGGCCTTGTCGGTGATCCGGATCGGGCCGACGGTGAACTCGCGCAGCACCTCGTCGCCGAAGGCGTCGTCGTACGACGCGATCGCGGTCGCGTACTCCTCGTCGGTGACGTGCCAGGCGAGCCGGTCCTGCCCGAACATGCCGGGCTTCAGCGGGACCACCTTGCGAGGGTCGAGCAGGGTGAGCGCGATCGGGCAGGCCACCCGCTTCCGGGCCTTGGAGCGCTTCCCGGTCTGGGTCCGGGTCCGCGGGGTGTAGTCCCGGGCGCCCCACCAGACGCCGACCACAGCCTGCGAGTAGGTGAAGTCCTCGCGGTGCCACATCCGGACGAACTCGTCGAGGTTCAGGTCCCGGCTGATCTGGTTGAAGATGTCCGCGGTGGTGGCGTCCTCGGCCTCCCACTTCACGCCCTGGAAGGTGAGCGCCTCGGTGACGTCGCAGGCGCCGCTGATGACGTCGTCGTTCTCGACGGCCGACCGGGCGGTCTCCATCTGGGCGTACGGCGAGGACGGGTGGCGGTAGGCGGCCCGGTTGAACAGGCTCGGCCGGTCGGCCCCGCGGGTGGTCTGCACCCACCGGGCGATCTCGCGGCCGACTCGGTCCACCGCGGACTGGACGACGTTGACCTCCTGCCCAGAGGCGTTGACCCACGGGATCCCGCCCTCCGCGGTGTGGGTCGGCATGGCGCCGCCGCCCTCGATTACCTCGATCGTCATCGCTGGCCCCTCGTGAGGTCGATGTCCTGGCGCGAGACCTCGATGAGGCGCGACGCCGTCTTCCACTGGCGGTCGATCTCGTCGAGGAACCGCTGGATCTGCTGGGTGCGGAGCTTGCTCCAGTGCCGCGACTGGGACTCGACGCGGTGGATGAGCACCGCGAGCTCGGTGAGCCGCGCGGAGTACGCCGAGCACTCGCGCATCACCATGTCGGCGGGCTTCATGTGGAAGACCCGGATGGCTGCAGCGATCAGGTCGAGTTCCTTCTCCACCTCGGCCGGCGGCCCGATGTGCCCGGCGGGGCCCAGGGCGCTGACCGGACTCCAGGCACCGAGGAACGAAGCCTCGGCCGCAGGCTCGATCGGCGAGAAGTCGCGGTCCTCCGCCATGTGAGTGCTCGGCATGTCAGGGACTTCGGCTCAACGCCTGCGAACGCCTGCGAACCCCGCTGATCTATCCGAATCGGGCGAGAACCGGTCCCCGCTGCCTCGTGATGTTCAGCGCAGCCTCGATCGCCTCCAGCTGCTTGGCTGCGATGAACATCTTGGCCGCGTCGAGGGTGTGGAAGGAGCCGCCGCCGTAGCGTCGGGACTTCAGGCCGGCCGCGGACCCCTCGTCGCGCTGGTACTGGATCTCCTGGCCCTGCCACTCGGTGAGCAGCTCGCGGTCGTACGGCAGCTCGATGCGGTTGAGGTCGACCAGCTTGCGGAGCTCGTCGGTGGCGAAGTCGACGACGTTGCGCTGGATGACGGCGTCCTCGGGGCGCTCCTTGCCCTTCAGTTCCCGGTCGTCGAACTCGACGGCGACCTTGTTCGAGAAGCCGTAGCCGCGGATCTTCCGGGCCAGGTGCTGCGGCGTGCGGCGCAGGTGAACGGACGTTCCAACGGCCTCCGGGTCGAGCGCCTGCCACAGCGGCAGGCCGTTGCCCGTCTTGTCCATGGCGAACGCGCGGAGCCGGTCGCCGTAGAAGTTCATCAGGAACTTCACCACCTCGGCCTGGTCGTCGGCCGAGATCCGCATCATGTGGACCCGGGCGAGCAGGCGGTGGAGGTCGGCGTCCTTGTCCCTGGGGTGCTTGGTCACGCCGAAGATCAGGATCTCGCTGGGGTCGCGCGTGAAGCCGACGTCCATGCCGCCCCAGTACGAGGAGTAGCGCTCGTGCAGGTGGTTGCCGGGCAGGTCGAGGAAGTGCTCGACGTTGCCGATCGACTGCAGCAGCTCGTCGTTGATCTTGATCTGCCGGTAGACGGTGTCGTTGTACTCCGAGGCCCACGGGCTCTCGTTGATCCGGACGCAGGCCATGAGTCGGCTGAGCACGAAGACCGGGTTGGTGGCGTCGCCGTGGTCGCCGTAGATGTTGCGGCGGTAGTCGACGTTGTCCTCGGTGCCGCCGTAGATCGCGATCTTGGCCTTGCGCTCGTCCGGGCCCCAGCTGGGCCGGTGCATGGCCATATAGCGGTGCACCTTGAAGGGGATGTCCGGGTCCTCGCCCATGGTGTAGCGGTAGTAGCGGTCCCGGATGCCTCGGGACACCCCGTGGACCCGCCACTGGGCGCCGACCGAGCCGGCCTTCATCGTCTCGATGATCTCGATCCAGCCAGCGTCGGGGTAGTCCTGCCCCTCGTCCATCTCGATGACGAGGGGGTGCATGCCCTTCACGCCGCGGCCGTCGCGGTTCGGGAGGCGACTGATGATCCGGGAGTTGTTGATGAAGTGCGCCTGGAACTGGGGCTGGTGGTTGATGCCCCCGCCGCGGGTGGCCGGCAGCATCGCGGAGCCGAGCCGGGTGTGGCGGAACAGGTGCTCGACCTTGTCGGTGATGGGCCGCAGGTGGTTGAGCTCGGGCGCGGTGATCAGCATCTCGGCACCCGGGTAGTTGAACGGGAACGCGAAGGCACGCATCTGGATGCCGACGGACTTGCCGACGGCTCGGCCACACCAGTCGATCTGGTAGGTGGCCTCGTTGCGATACCAGACCCACTGGTAGTCCCAGAGGCGGAAGCAGGCGTCCTCCTGCTCCTCGTCGATCCAGCAGAACTCGGCGAGCTCAACGCCCGAAGCGTCGTCGAGGATGGCCGCCAGGTACATCTCGTCCTCGGTGAGCATCGGGATGGCGCTCACCCGAACCACCTCCGGATCAGGCGGCGGATCAGGCCAACGTGCTCGCGCACAGGCTCTCCGCAAGCCAGGCAGCGCCAGGACCAGTAGTCCGGGCCTGGCTGGGGCGCGTGGTCGTGGATCATGCGACCCGCTCGAAGTCGCCGAGCACCCACGGGTGGTCGGACTTGGTCCGCGCCTTGTGCACGACGGCCCAGTCGACCAGATCCAGTCGCCGGTCGTAGGCGATGCCGTCGATGTGCTCCATCTTCACGCGCATCCGGTACGCCTCGAAGACGTCGTACGACGTCAGGTAGGCCCGGTCGCCCTGCCGCTTCGGGAGGTTGAAGTCGCCGGTGACGGTGGTCAGCCAACCCATGGCGTCGGCGAAGCGGAGCATGGCGTCGAGCGCGCGCATCGAGTCGACGTACTCGCGCACGATCGGGGCGTCGGGATTCCTGAAGCCGGTGACCCAGTTCGGGTGGATCGCGATGTGGCAGGCCACCGCAGGGTCGCCGCCGACCTTGCCCAGCCAGGGCGCCTCGTAGGCGAGCATCGAGAAGGTGCGGTCGTGGGCGAGCTTGTCCGGGTTGGCGTCGTCGCAGACCTGGGTCATCGAGAAGTGGCGGACGTTGAGCGCCTTCCGGACGTGCATGATGCAGTCGTTCGCGTCGCGCATGTCCTCGAAGCCGAACGCGGTGAGCGCATGGTAGTCGCGCTGCGCCCCCTCGCGTCGGGCCAGTCGTGCGTCGGTGCCCATCTCGGCCCAGCCCCACGAGTGTGGGTGCCAGTCGAGAGCCACGTCGACGGCGTACGCCGGCTTCGGGTTGGCCACGTAGATGTTGCCGGCGCCGAGACGGAGGACGCCCTTGGGGGGATGCAGCTTCACGACGCACTCCGATCTGAACGGACGTTGCGCTCCTCGAAGCCCGAGAAGCGACGGAAGATGCCGACCGAGAGGGACGGCTGGCTGGCGAAGGCCGAGTCGATCAGCGACATGATCCAGAGGCGTCGCCACTCGGTGAAGTATGAGGGGTGGACGTGGAGCGCCTGGGCAACGCTCTCGATGCGGCGCATGGAGCCGCGGTGGTCGTGCACGCTGATGATCGGCCGCTGGCCGGACAGGTAGCGCGACAGCTGCGGGTGAGCGATGCCGACCTGCTGCGCGAGCCAGCGGATGCTGCGGTCACCGAGGAGCTCCAGTACCGCGTCCCCGAAGTCCTGGCTGGTGAACCGCGGCGTCGCCATGATCGCCCACAGGTCGTCCAGCGTCGGCGGCTTCTCGGCGCCGTAAGTGGCCTGGTAGACGTCGGCGAGCAGGCGGTGGAGCACGTCGGGGTGCTCGGCGAGGTACTCCTCCCAGAAGTCAGGGTCGTCGGACCTCGGGCCGGCCGGGTGGGACTCCAGGATCTTCTGCCACGTCGCAGTCATGCGTCCAGCCACCTCTCCACCGACTCGCGGTCCAGCGCCTCCGGCAGTCGGGTGCGCACCCACGCGCCCCACGGCAGGTGGTTGTGCTCGTGATGGCGGCGCAGCATGCACGGATCCCGATTCACCGAGCTCCCGCAGCGCGGGCTGAAGCAGTCCACGCAGCGCACGACCGCCTCGCTCACGATGGTGTCGGCCGAGGTGACGACCGCGATCTGCCACTGGTGGTCACAGTCGTCGATCCCCGGGCGAAACTCCCAGCTCTCGGGCCAAGGCTTGACGCCGGCCGCGAGGCGGACCGGCGGCGCCTCGATGCCCAGCGGGCCCGTGTGTCCCGTCATCAGAGCTTCCGGATGTAGAAGCGCTGCTGGTGCTGCCGGAAGTGCTCGTCGATCGCGTCGTACTCCGGCTTCATGTACTCCAGCACCCAGGTGACGATGTCCTCGGCCGACTCGAAGCCGAGCTTGCGCCGCTCCGCCTCGTTCGAGCGCTGGAACGCCCCGCACAGCGAGAACAGCTCCTTCACCAGCTCGATCGCCCGGCCGAGCTCCTTCTCGCGCTTCACGCCGTGGTGCCGCGCGGCCTCCTGCAGCTGCTTGATGTAGCCGCCGACCGAGTCGACCGTCTGCTTGTCGCGCTGCGCCTTGGTGAGCCCGAGAGCCGCCTGGGTCTCGTTGATCTGGGCGGTGAGCTCCTTCACGGCCCGGCGGTACTCGACCTCCTCCTTCGCTTCGAGGTCGATCGACTCGTAGTCCATGCCGGCCATCAAGTACCACTGGTAGCGGTACATCTGGACTTCGAGGAGAAGAAGGCGGTCGAGCGTGCGAAGGTCATTCGCCATCGTGAACGAGTATTCGTCGAGATAACGCTGCTTCGCGCCCTCGTAGAACTTCTTCTCGTTGATGTGGAGCAGTTCGATCTGCTCACCATTCATCGACTCGACCTTGTGCCGTGCTGGCCTGGTCGTGATGCTCGACTGCGACATTCGCCGCCCCCTTCCGCTGCTGGTCTAGACCATACCGGGAGGTGGAACATTCTTGGCACCGCGACGCGCCAGCGCGCGGCGGACTTCTGCCTGGGTCGGCGCCGGCCGCTCGACGGTCAGCCTGGTGAGGTGACTCAGGTCTGAACGGACGTTGTCGGGCCAGTCGGAGGGCCGCCACACGCCCGCGTTCTCGCCGGCGGCCTCCAGAGCGGCGAGCCAGTGCTGCTGGTCGCGGGTGAGCCGGCCGTCCTGCTTCTTCAGCTCGCGGTACACCACGCCGTTGCCGCCGACGATCACCAGATCCGGGAAGCCCGGCTCGGATCTCCGACTATCGAACGTGTGGTAGACGAGCAGCTTCTGCCTCTGACAGAACGAGACGATGAGATTCTGAAGATCGCGTTCGAGCATTTCCCTCTCCTAGCCGTAGTGGCTTTTCACCACTCGGAGCAGAGAGATTAGGAAACGGATTTGGAAAGGCCCCCCTACCCCCCATGACTTTTCAAGAAAGGGGGAAGGAGCCTTTCCGGTTATTCACTCGTCGCACGTCGAATGAGGTGTCCGGTTCGTTGTAAGCCCGAGATCTAAGCGACCTCCGCCCCCTCCTCGGGGACGCCCACTCCACTACAGAGCGCGACCATCTTCACCGGGTCGTCAAGACCTTTCGGGTCGACCCCGTGGCGCCGCTCGCAGTCCCGGGCCAGGCTGGGCACGACCTGACCGACTCGGCAGACGCGGCACTTCCACTGGTCCTCGTAGGTCACGCCGGGACGCCGTCGATCAGGCGAACCATGCAGCGCTCCTGACTGCCCGGCCGGCCGAGGATCCGCCGGTGCAGCACGGCGCCCCCATCGAGACTCCGCGGTCGGCACCAGCACGCGAGCGATGGCTCGTGGTGGGGCAGCCAGATGCGGAGTACGACGGGGGCGCCGCTCACGTCAGTCCTGCGGCCCGCCGAAGGCGGGGTTGAGGTCGTCCTGCGTCGGGCCGCCGGCGAGGCCGGAGAGCTGGCCCGGGGTGAGGACCGGGTCGGTGCCGCGCTTCCCGCTGCCCTTGTGCTTCCCGCCGCCCTTGCCGCGGGCGAGCAGAGCCCGACCGGAGGTGGTCTTCTTGGCCGCGGTCTTCTTGGCCGCGGTCTTCTTGGCTGGGGCCTGGGTCTTCTTCTCGCCGGTCTTCTCGTCAGCCATCGCTGCGCTCCTTCTTCTTCCGGGTGGGGGCCTCCTCGGTGGCGGCCTCGGTGGTGACAGCGCCCTCGGCCTCGGGGGTCGCGACCTCGCGGCCCTGGACCTCCTCCTGCTGGCTCGCCTTCTCGACGCCGCCGTAGCACTTCTTGCAGGTCTCGCCAGCGAGGCTGCCGTCCGCCTGGGCGATCGCAGCGAGCTCGTTGCCGCAGTGGGGGCAGGGCATCGTGGCGGTGCCCTTCTCGCGTCCGGTCATCTCGAACCTCCGTGGTCGGTTGGACACCTCTCACTTCGACCTGTTCCCATCTCAACGCCCGTTCAGTCGCAGACTGGGGCAAAGGTCTGGACGCTGGGGTGATGATGGAAGCGTGAGTCACCTGCCCATCTGCCCCGGCGTGAGCACGCTGCGCGTGCCGTCAGGCGTCGTCGAGACCATCAGGGAGATCGACCTGCCGAACGACCAGGTGGTGACTCGCTCCGGCCGCTGGAACGTAGAAGACCTGATCCCGGTCCCACGGCCGGATCGGGTCGAGAACGTCGTGGCGATGGAGCGCTGGCTGAACGGGCCGGACTTCCAGCTGTTGCACCGAGCCCGGATCGACACCGCGACGATGCGATGCGGGACGCGGTGTGGCTGCGAGCACTGCTACACGGTGGCCCATCTCGACCTCGCGAGCGGCCAGAGGATCTCGCGCCACCACTGGGTCGACAACAGCGCCTGCTACTGCCAGCCCCGCGGCTGCGAGTGCCTGTGCTGAGCGACGACGAGCTCGCCGAGGTCTGGGCGGTCTACGGTGAGACCCAGAACTCCGACGCCATGGAGCTGCTGATGCGGCAGTACTCCAGCCTCGCGTCGTACCTTGCGCGCCGGGCGCTGGCCAAGGCGCCGGCCTACCAGGACTCCGAGGACATCCTCTCGTACGCCCAGCATGGCTTGATCGACGCGATCCAGCGGTTCGACCCCGAGCAGGGCGTGAAGTTCGAGACCTACGCGACGCGCCGGATCTCGGGCGCCATCGTGGACGGCCAGCGGAAGCAGGATCCACTGGCGCGCGCCACGCGGCGCAAGGTGAAGCTGGTGCAGGCGGCCATCGACGAGCTCTGGGAGCGCCTGCAACGCGACCCGACCATGGAGGAGATCGCCGACACCATCGGCGAGGACGTGGCCGCCGTGCGCCAGGCACTCCTGCACCAGAAGTCACTCGCCGGATCTCTCGACGTCGAGAATAGCGTCATGGAGACCCGCGGGCAGGACTCCGAGGCTGAGGTCATGCTGCACCTCACGGACGCCCGGGTACGAGTGGCAGAGCGCCTCGCCAAGCTGCCCCCGCGGGCCCGCGCCTTCGTGATCGCCTTCTACTGCGACGGGGCCAACCTGAAGGAGGCCGGGGAGCGGATGGGTATCTCCAGCGAGCTCTGCCGGCAGACCAGGATCCAGCTACTCGCTCGGCTGGCTCGACTCGGATGATCCCCCGGCTTATGGCGCTGTTGGGGCTAGATCGGCGTGACCTTGAAGTCCTCGGCCGTGTACGCGAATCCGTTGTTGCCGCCGACCCCCTGGAGGGTTCCGGCCGCGTGGGCGGTGATTCCGCCCCAAGCCATGATGTCGTCGCCGCTAACCAAGAGGCGGTACTCGAACGTCCCAGCGGAGGTCTCGCGCACCTCGACGCGCACCACGTCGCCGACCGCGAGGTCAGCCGATGTTCCTGACTGGGCGTAGGTGTTGGTTCCGTCAC